CGTCCTGAGCGTCCTGAGCGTCCCGAGCGTCCCGAGCGGCCAGAGCGTCCAGAGCGGCCCGAGCGGCCCGAGCGTCCCGAGCGTCCCGAGCGTCCAGAGCGGCCCGAGCGGCCAGAGCGTCCAGAGCGTCCTGAGCGGCCCGAGCGTCCCGAGCGTCCCGAGCGTCCAGAGCGTCCAGAGCGGCCCGAGCGTCCCGAGCGGCCCGAGCGGCCAGAGCGTCCAGAGCGGCCCGAGCGGCCAGAGCGTCCCGAGCGTCCAGAGGAGGACGATTTCGGCCGCTGCGCTTGCCGAAATCGTCCAACACGTTGCTGACGTACCGAGCCAGCGACGGATGCTCTTGGAGCGTCCAGCCCTGTCGTAGCCGGACGATCTGCCGTGTTACGCCCAGCGCCTTAAGGTAGTCGGCTAGGTGCTTCTCGACGGCGGCTTCATCGAGAACTCCGGGGTATTCGCAGGCGCGGACGTAGCGTTCGTGATCTTTGTGCACGGGAAATAGTTCCTTGGCTCGAAGGTTTCTAATCGGCGACATTGCGGAGTTCGGCAGGCGTGTACTCCACCTGTTGGCCCAGTTCCGTATCGCTCGGCGGGATGAAGATGCCGCCATGCTCTTCGTGGACCAGCGCTTCGGGCTTGTTCACGACGGTCATGTATTCGTGGCCGCTGTCGCGATAGTGCGTCACTTGCGGGCCGCGCAACTGATGCATGTGGCCTGTGACTTCGCCGTGCGCCAGAACGACGGAGCCCTGTTCACGGGGCAGCAACCCGGCGCCCTGGGGCTTGGACGCGCGCTTGATGAGCAGCACGTCGCCTTGACGGATATGGTCGCCCGGGTTGGCGAATTCCTTCGCCATCGTCTCGGCGTCGGCTTCACGGCCATCGGGCAGCTTGGCGAGCGGAATGTGGGTTTTGGTCATAGGTCTTGCCTTTCGCTGGAATGAGCCGGAAGCGGCCCGCAACTCTTCGAACAGATTAGGGCGGATCAAGTCCGTTCGGATATGGCCTTTGGGCTTGAGCAGAACGATGGAGGATGGCGGATCAAGAAACCGCGCGTCGGTGAGATCGCCGTCGATCACTTCGGCAACGTCTTCACCCAGCGCGATCCAAGACGGGGCATTGTGCTTGACGTCTTCGGGGACCACGGCGGCGACACTATGCCCAGCACGCAGGTAGCCGACGGCGCGGCGCATGTCCTGCGGGCCTTCGATGCTGAAGGTCAGGTGATAGCCGGGGTCGGTCTGGCGGTGTTCCAGCGGTATCTTAGTGTAGTCGTATCGGGTCAGGCCAAGGTCGGACCAGCCGTCGATTACGCGTTCCCAAAGGACGTCGCTTGACCCGTTGAGCCGTAGCGCGGGCCGCATCCCTTCCGCCGCCGCGATCCGCTCCAGCTTGGCGATATCCGCCAGCAAGAGGCGCAGGAATTCCGGCCGGTCCTCGTTGAAAAGCTTGGTGCGCTTCATCTTGGCGCCGAGTTGCTTGGGAAGGCCCGACAGACCTGCGCCAGCGAGACACATTTCGCGGCAGGCGGGAGTGGAGTGCGGACAGAGGGTTGAACCGCCTCCCGATGTGTGGGGCATCAGGTAGAGGACGGCCGAGAAAAAGCCCAGCGTCTCGCCCTTGGGCGTCTTGTGGTTCGAAGCCGTCAGCAGCTTGAAGGCGCCGCGATGCTTGAACCCGACGTTCCCGCCGTTGCGCGGCTTGCGCGTTCCCGGACCCGATGCCAGATATCCAGCCATCCAAAAATCTCCTCGCGGGTGTGTGGCCTACCCGAAGCGCTACAATGCTTGTAGTAGGGCTTGCGCGTCAACCGAAATCATCAGAGGGTTTGGCGTGGTTCCCGCAAAGCGCGACCACCACCTTCCCAAGACAAGGAGATCGGACGATGGCAGAAACCCTCAAGGCGAGCGACGGCAAAGTGGTGTCCATCAAGACTGCGAAGGCCCGTGGCGCCGGCGGCGCAAAGGGCGCGCGCAAGACCGCAGTGAAGCTGAAACCCACGCCGATCGCCAAGCCCGACCGTCCGTCCGCTGACACGCCCTCCGAACTGCGCGCCCGCCAGGCCGTGGTCGACCGGGTTGCGGCCCTTACCCAACAACATCGGGCCATGGACCACAAGATTGAAGCGGTGGACCTCACCCGCTCCGAACTCAACGGGCAGAAGAAACTCATCCGAACGGCGATCAAGAACAGCGGCATCCGCCTGGAGGTGTTTGACGAGCGCTACGAAAAGCTGAAGCTGAAGACGCAGCGAACGGACCTGGCTGCGATCGAGCGCGAACGGGCGATCTGTTCGGAAGCCATGGGCCTTCCCGCCGGCGAACAGGAAGAGATGAAGTTCGAATCCCTTCCCGAGGCGGCCCGCGGCGCGGTCTATTGGGAGGCGGAAGGCTACAAGGCCTGCATCAACAACGAACCCTGCGATCCTGTGGCGGCGGGCGTTCCTCCGGAGAACACGGCGGATTATTCCCGCGGCTTCGCTCAGGGAACGGCCCGCAACGGCGAAGGTCTCAAGCAGCTCAAGGCCGAACCGGCAAAGCCCAAGCCAGACAAGAACGCCAAGGCGGTTGCCGGGCAACCCGACTGGCGCGAGTTCGCCGACGATCCTGAAGTCTGGTCGCTCGAACAGCGCAACGTCTTCAGGGCTTGGTACGAATCTCTCGACCCCGCCATCGATGTGGATCTGGAACACATCGGCGTGGAGGCGGCATTCGACAAGGCCAACGACACCGGCCACGCGTTCGAAATGTCGGACGCTGAACTTGCCCAGCAGACCACCCGCCGCGCCGTGCAGGAAAAGCGCGGGGACGGGGAAATCCTCAACTAGCCGTGCGACTGACCTTCCTTGATCCAGGCTCAAAGCGCACCGGCTGGGCCTATGGCGATGGCTCCAGGTTGCCCCGCGTCGGCGCCTGGAGCTTTCCGCAGACCGGCAAGAACTACGGTCATGTGCTCGCCTGCCTGGCGGACGCGCTGGAACTGCACATCGACACATACCGGCCCGACGAAGTGGCCTATGAATCCCCCATCATCATCTTCAACCAGCGCTACAAGGACGCCAACGGGATCTGGCGCAAGCGGAACGACAACCTCGCCACCCTGCGCAAGACCATCCCGCTTGGTCCCCGCATCGAGGAAGTCTGTTGGCGGCACAAAATCCCCTGCTGGGAAACCAGCATCGACAGCACCAAGAAGGAGCTGGCGGGATTTGGCGGGGCGACGAAAGATGACATGGTGGCCGCCGCGCTCAAGCTGGGCGTGACGCTCCCTCCAGGCGAAGGCGCGAAAGACGCAGCGGACGCCCTCGCAGGATGGCTCTTACAGTTGCGCTTACGCGATAGAACCGCTAGCGTGAAGTTCGATCAAGCGCTGTGGTCGTCTCGCGGAACAGTGCTGATCTAGCCGAGGCCACACGGCATGAGACCGCTCACGAATGGACGCCCATTGGCTCTCGACCTGTTCTCGGGTCTCGGCGGTTGGGCTGAGGGTCTTGAGGCGGCGGGATGGGGCGTGATCCGCGTCGATATCGCCGACATGTTCGCGGAGACGGGAACTCCTAAGCCTGAGAATTGCTTGCTCATGCTGCAGGACATCCGCACCTTTCACGGCTCTCAGGCGAAGCGTTGCGAATTAATCGTCGCCAGTCCGCCCTGCCAGGCCTACTCGTGGATGGCGATGCCTTGGTCTCGCGCCAAGGCCAAGGCCGCTGCGATACGAGCCGACGAAACGGGAACTCAGCTCGAAAAGCTGAACGAACTATTCACCGCCTGTTTCCGCATCCAGCGCGAGGCCTGTGAAGCGGCAGGGCGATACATCCCGCTGGTGGTCGAAAACGTCCGCGGCGCCCAGCCGTGGGTAGGTCGAGCGCGATGGAACTTCGGGTCCTACTACCTGTGGGGCGACGTGCCGGCGCTGATGCCGCCCATCGCAGCGCGGAAGGTGCCAGGCTTTCGCTTCGATGGATCGGGTGGAAGCTTCCAGACGGCCGCCGTCAACGAGCACATGAAGAACGACAATGGTGGGTCGTGGTTCAAGATCGGCTCGCCAGGCCAAACGGTCACCGGCCAGAACCCAGACGGTCGTCTGTGGAAGCGAGACCCGGTTGCTTCCTGCGGTAGCAGGTCGCCGAAACGCAAACTCGCATCTGCCAAGATCGCCAAAATACCTTTCACGTTGGCGCACTGGATCGGGCACGCATGGCTCCCAGACCCAACCCCCAACCCCTAGCAGAGATGGAGATCACTGTGGACGATAGCGGTTCGAAGTTTGACGCCATGGACGCCTATCAGCAGTTCCTGGCGCGCAAATCGCAACTCGACGGGCGGTTTGGCTTTACGCCGACGTTCACGCATTCGATGGCCTACGACTTCCAAACCCACCTGATCAACTGGGCGGTGGAACAGGGGCGCGCGGCGATCTTCGCGGACTGCGGTTTAGGCAAGACGCTGATGCAATTGACCTGGGCGCACAACATCAACGTCGAGACCAACAAACCCGTACTCGTCATCGCGCCGCTGATGGTCTCCATGCAGACGGCGATGGAGGCCAAGAAGTTCGATTTCGCCGCCGAGCGATCCCTGGACGGCAAGTTCAAGGCCAAGATCGTGACCACCAACTATGAGCGTCTGCACTACTTCGATCCCGACGATTTTTCAGGTGTGGTATGCGACGAATCGAGTGCGATCAAGAATTTCGACGGGGCGCGAAAGACTGAGATCACCGAGTTCATGCGCCGCGTGAAGTACCGGCTACTGTGTTCCGCCACACCCTCTCCGAACGACTATATCGAGCTTGGAACCTCTTCGGAAGCCTTGAGCCATCTGGGCTACATGGACATGCTGGGGATGTTCTTCAAAAACGACGAAGACAGCCTTCACCCGATGTCGATGGGCACGCAATGGCGGTTCAAGACCCATGCGCAGCGGGATTTCTGGCGCTGGGTGTGCTCGTGGGCGAGAGCGGTTCGAAAGCCCTCCGACATCGGCTTTTCAGATGGCGATTTCGTCTTGCCGGAACTCATCGAGCGAGATCACATCCTCAATAGTCCCGTGCTTGACGGTTATCTCTTCCCGATGGCCGCACAGGGCCTCGCCGAGGAGCGTTCGGAACGCAAGGCGACCGTCGAGGCAAGGTGCGAAGCTGCAGCCAAGATGCGTATAGCCTCAGGCGTCCCGGGTGTGGCGTGGTGCCACCTGAACGCCGAGGCCGACGCCCTGGTTTCCATGATCCCCGGCGCCCAGCAAATCAGCGGCAGCGATCCCGACGAGCGCAAGGAAGAATTGCTGGTGGCCTTCCAGTCGGGCCAGCTCAGTGACCTTGTCACAAAACCAAAAATCGCAGCGTTCGGGCTTAACTGGCAACACGCCAACCACATGACCTATTTCGCTGATCACAGCTTTGAGCAGTACTACCAGGCGGTTCGGCGGATGTGGCGGTTCGGCCAGAAACGGTCTGTGACGGTGGACATCGTGACCACCGAATCCCTGGCTGGGGTGAGCAAGAACCTGCGCCGCAAGGCCGACGCCACCGACGAAATGTTCAAGGTCATCGTCGAGCAGATGAACGACGCCATGACCCTCAACCGCTTCAAGCACCACACCAATTCCCAGGAGATCCCCGCATGGCTTTAATAGATCAGATCATCACCGATCGATACGCTCTATACAACGGAGACTGCGTTGAGGTTGTGAGTGATTTACCTACCGCCTCTATTGGGCTTTCTCTTTATAGTCCGCCGTTTTGCGGGCTGTTCAATTATTCGTCCGACGACCGCGACATGTCCAACAGCGTCACTTACGACGACTTTTATGCCCACTACGAACACCTGATCGAACAGATTGCCCGCGTGACCAAGCCTGGCCGCCTGACGGTCGTGCACTGCATGGACATTCCGCAGCCGGGACAGAAGCGGGGCTATCACGACCTTCCCGGTCGCATCATCGCCCTGCACGAGAAGCACGGCTTCTACTTCTTCGGCCGCACGGTGATCTGGAAGGAACCGCTTCGGGTGGCGATCAGGACCCGTCTCAAGCACCTGACCCACAAGCAACTGGTCAAGGACAGCACTGAGAGCACCTTTGCCGCGGGCGACTTCATCCTGGTGTTCAAGCGCCGCGGTGAGAACCTCGAGCCTGTCACCCACGCCACGGGGTTCAGCGACTACGCTGGATCAACGCCCGTCCCGATCGAACTGGAGAAGCATCGCGGCGAGACCGACCAGCGCATCAACAAGCTCTCACACTGGATCTGGAGGCGTTACGCCTCATGCGTCTGGGATGACATCCGCATGGACCGCGTACTGCCCTACAAGGCCGCCAGGGAGCCTGAGGACGAAAAGCACGTCCATCCGCTGCAGCTCGACGTGATTGAGCGCGCCGTGTCGCTGTGGAGCAATCCAGGCAACACGGTTCTGACACCGTTCATGGGCGTGGGGTCGGAGGTCTATGGGGCGGTTTCGCTTGGACGCCGGGGTGTCGGCGTGGAGCTCAAGGGGAGCTACTTCAGCCAGGCCAAGCGCAACCTCGACGCCTTGTCGACACTGGCGCCCAGCGGCCAACTGGCGCTGGATGATTTCGCCTGACCTAAAGGCGGCGCCCCCGCTGATAGCCACACCGGCGAGGGCGCCAACGCATCTGGGTGAGATCAAAACCAGACACGTCACGGGGTGATTAGTAGCGTGCTGGCCTGTGGGCGCAAGTTATCCCCGTCCTATCCACCAAAGCGTGTGAAGCGGAGCCTTGACGGATGGGCGCGGTTCGGGGGATGAATGGTCGACGGCGGTCTGGGGCCTACCACAACCCCAGAGCCGCCTCGATCACAACCCGTGGAGGGGGCAGCGTCGTGAGACACAAGATACAGATGCACGGTGCGGGGTTCAAGCTTTGGCTTGCGCTATGAGCGGTCCAGCGACCTCTTATGCACAAATACAGCGCGAGATTGACGCGCTGATCAGCCTTCACATCGAGTTTTCGGGGGGTATGCCGTCTTGAGTGGCCTCCCCTGGTACAAGTGCTCACCATCGGCCTTCAATGACGGCATGGTCGGCCTTAGCCGATCCGAGCGCGGCGTCTACGTCACAGTGATCAATTGCATCTATATCGAAGGGGGTCCCGTCAAAGACCAGCCGTTCTACTGGGCCAGCCTCTTTGACTGTTCCGAAGCGGCATGGCTGCGGGATCGGGACGCATTGATCGCCAAGGACAAGTTATTTTTGGCGCCCACATTGGACGGTTTACCTGGATTAATGAACGCGAGAGCAGCGCGCGAATTGCACAATCAATTCGCGTTTAAATCGGAACAAGCGACGCGCGGCAAAAAAGGCGGTTCTGCGAGCCGAAAAAAACCCCGCTCAGACAAAGGCTTAAGCAGACGCTTAGCGAGTGCTAAGCCACCGCTTAGCGAGTGCTTAGCGAGTGCTAAGCCAATAGAGACTGAGATAGAGATTAAGAACCCTCCCTATCCAGGTAAGGAAGATACACAGGACTATCAGGAGGAACCTCTAGGCGAGGGCGTGGTCCGCTTCCCGGGGAAATCGGCATGAAGCCCCTCCGAGATCACCAGTCCCGCGCCATCGGCCTGCTGCGGCAAGCCCTGAAGTCCGGCTACCGGCGTCCGATGCTGCAACTCCCAACCGGGGCAGGCAAAACCCGCATCGCCTCCGAGATCATCAATCTCGCCCTGGCTAAGGGAAACCGATGCATCTTCACGGTCCCGGCGATTGCGCTGGTCGAGCAGACCGCTCGGGAATTCTACGACGAAGGCATTCGCGACGTTGGCATGATGCAGGCCGACCACCCTATGACCAACAGTTCCAAACCGGTCCAGATCGCCAGCATCCAGACCCTGCAGCGGCGGACTATCCCGGAGGCGGCGCTTGTGATCGTCGACGAGGCGCACAAGAATTTCGAATTCATCGGTGACTGGATGCAGCGCGACGAATGGGCGTCTGTCCCGTTCATCGGCCTATCGGCGACGCCTTGGACGAAAGGCCTGGGGCGGCTTTACGACACGCTGATTGTGGGGTCGACAACGGCGGAACTGATCGAAGCGGGATATCTCTCGCCGTTCAAGACCTTCGCGCCATCACACCCCGACCTGAAGGGCGTCAGGACCGTGGCGGGGGACTTCCACGAGGGCGATCTGGCCAAGGCCATGAACCCGCTGATCGGCGACGTGGTGAGCACCTGGCAGGCTAAGGGCGAGGGCAGGCCCACGCTGTGTTTCGCCGTCAATCGTCGTCATGCTCGGCTGCTTCAGGAACAATTCGAGGCCTCCGGCGTCCCATGCGGCTACATCGACAAGGACACGACGCCGCTGGAACGAGAAGTGGTCCGCAAGGCGTTCGCGAGGGGCGATATTCAGGTCGTCTGCAACGTGGGAGTCCTCACGACAGGCGTCGATTGGGACGTCCGCTGCATCATTTTGGCTCGGCCGACCAAGAGCGAAATCCTGTTCACCCAGATTATCGGCCGCGGTCTTCGAACCGCCGACGGCAAGGCCGATTGCATCGTGCTCGACCATAGCGATTCCACCCTCCGCCTGGGCTTCGTCACCGACATTCACCGTGACCGGCTGGATGGGGGAGACCTTCGGGAGAGCGACGAAGCGGCGATGATGAAACCGCGACTGCCCAAGGAGTGCCCGAAGTGCTCCCGGCTCATGTCGGTGGGTCAAGCTGTCTGCCCAGGCTGTGGCTGGCAGCCGGAGAAGACCAGCATCGGCGTCGACTGGCGTGAGGGGGAGTTGGTCGAGTTGGATTCGCGGCGCAAGGCGAACCGCGATGAAGGCTGGCCTGAAAAGGTGGCGTTCATCCGCCAGCTCAAAGCCTACGCCCTTGACAGAGGGAAGGCCGATGGGTGGGTTTCCCACAAATACAAGGCCAAGTTCGGCGTTTGGCCGAACGATCCCCGCGTTCGCTACGCCACCCCGGCCGCCAGCGTCGGTGCCGAAGTGAGAAGCTGGATAACCGCCCAGAACATCCGGTTTGTGAAGTCGAAAGCGGCGCACTGATGGACAAGCCGAAGGTCAAGGATGCGGCCCGCAACTGCTGGAAAAGCGTCCTGTCGCAGCTTGGGATAGACAAGGCTTACCTCACCGACAAACACGGTCCGTGTCCGATCTGCGAGGACGGAAAGGATCGCTTCCGCTTCGACGACAAGAACGGCGACGGGACTTGGATCTGTTCGCATTGCGGCTCCGGCGACGGGATCAAGTTCGTGATGACCAAGTTCAACATGGATTTTCGTGAGGCTGCGGTGGCCGTTGAGGCTCTGCTTCCAGGCGCAGCGCACACCCCGACACAGACCGTTCGCACCGAGGAGAGCGAGCGGAAGGCCATGAACGATGTCTGGAAGTCGGGGCGCCGAATGGACCCTGGCACTGTGGCGGGGCGCTACTTGAAGGCCAGGACCGGCCTCACCGAGTTCTGCGCGGACATCCGGGCCGCAACATCGCTGCGATATTTCGTCCCGGATTCCCGCATCCCGACCACACATCCCGGCATGATCGCCATGGTGCGTGATCATGCCGGCGCCCCGGTCAACATCCACCGGACATTCCTCCATCCAGAGGGCGGAAAAGCCAAGGTGGAATCGCCCCGCAAGTGCATGGCTGGCGGTTCCGTGGCGGGGGGGGCGGCGATCCGGCTTTGTGCCCATGATGACATTCTAGGCATTGCCGAGGGCATCGAAACCGCTCTCTCGGCCACGATCCTCCACGGTGTGCCGTGTTGGGCTGCGGTCAGCGCCGTGGGACTGGAACAATGGCGCCCGCCCCAAGACGTCCGCGTCGTCATCTTTGCCGACAACGACCCCAGCTACACCGGGCACAAAGCCGCCTACGCCTTGGCCTATCGTCTCGTCCGCGAGCGCTATCAGGTCGAGGTCAAGATTCCCGACCGTTTGGGGGAGGACTGGAACGACGTCCTTCGCCGTCAAATCGGAAGCCGACCGGAGACCGTCGCCGCATGAACGCCGCCACCCGCCTCCTCCGCCTCGAGCTCGAATGGCTGGCGGACGCCAGGCACAAGGGCGAACGGGAGTTGATCAACAATCCGAGGGTTCCGGCGTGGCTGATCAAAGCGCAGATTTGTCAGATCGAACGCGAGATGGCGGAGATCGACTTTGCCATTGTGGTGCTAGGCGGGACCGAAGCGTCAGATCCCCGCCAAGCCGAACTCTTCACGTAAGGACCGGAAGATGACCCCTAGACACCCCCGCCAGGACCCCCAGATCGTCCAGGAGCGCCTTTCCGCCGCTTCCCGTACCCGAGAGCGCAAAGCAGGCCGTCGCCAGTGTGCGGTGCTCTCAGGAGGTTGGGGGTATGCGGCGCAAATCGCGGAGTGGGATCGGATTGAACCAGATTGGCGCTTGCTGCGGAGGATGACGTTGGACGGGCGGGCGGCTCTGCGCGTGAAGGATAGGAACCTTGCGCCGGCGTGGGGGAGGCTGATTGTCCAGACCGTGAACAATGACCACGACACGCGCCCATTACTCACAAATCAGCGCCTTGGCGGATATCCCATCCGCTCTGGCAGGCATGATCACCATGCGTCTGACCGATCTTGAGCCTCGATGGCTACTGAAGGACGGCATTCGCGTCGGATTCATATTCCGCTCGCCGACCCGCCAGACCTGCTGGCAGTCATGCTTTCAGAATCCGCCACCCCGGCGAGAGCAATGGGCGCTGTTCTCGGCCGCACTTGGCACGCCTGATGAAAGCGATCCGCGCCACGATGTGCAAGGCTGCAAGCCAGAAGCGCATTGGACCATCACGCCAGATATCGCAGTCGCCGATTTCGCCAGTCTGTCAGTTCAGCCATCGCTGGATGGGAGTGCAGGTGGAAATTGGCATGGACATATCATCAACGGCGAGATCGTGGGGGGATTGTGATGGCTGGCATCACCTCGACGCTGGAACGAAAAAGGCCGCCCCGGGGGAGAGCGGCCTAAAGTCGGTACAGGGTTGTTCCCGGTCGGGGGAGCTCAGAAGACATCCGATGATTTGGGGTATGGCGCAAGAGCATGGTCGACGGCGGCGGCTTCTCCCGGATGTTCGATCCGCCAGCTTGCCAGCATCGCTTGCCAGCGGTCGTCTGGAACCTCGAAATAGGCCCGGTCCTCGCTTGCCGAGAAGTCGCTGAACACGTCGCAGCGCTCCAGTTCGGCCTGGTCCAGATCGCGGGTGATAGTCATCGCCCGAACACCGCGCACAGCACCCACCCTATGAGCCCCCCAAGGCCCATCAGGACGGCGACATTGAGCAGGGTGGGCCACAGCATCTGCCAGCGGTAAGAGCGGGCGTCAGCGCGGTCCTGGGCGTCTTGAGGGGTCATGGCGCCTCCCCCATTCCAGCGATGGCGTTGAGCCCTTCTCTCGCTTGGGTTCTGAACAGGAGCTTTGTCGGGTCTCCGTAGGGGTCGTGGAAGCCGTGACGACTGCCGGGATTCGTCGGGTCGCCCTCTTCCAGGTTGTCGAAGACCCAGCCCTCCACAGCAGCATTCGCCCTCGCCACCACCTCCACCGCTTCAGGTGAGCAGATGGCGCGGGTGAGGTTACGGGAAGTGGCGATCAGGTCGGCGTTGTCGAAGGGTTGTCGCTTGGTCATGGTGTGCCTCCTGTCAGTCGGCATGTTGGGCCTCCAGGGCGCGGAGAAGGGCGAGGCAGATCGCCATTGCAGGTCCGGCGTCGTGCTCACCCTCGCCGATGGGTTCTTCACCGAAGTAGAGGATCGCTCCGTATTCAGGCTCAGCGACCTTCATCTTGCCGCGAGCAATCATCCACCAGCACCCCGGCAGCTTGCGGGCGATCAGGGCGAGAGCGGCGCCGACGGAGGTGGAGTAGTTTGGGCAGTACCGAGGCACTTCCCGGTCGGTACCCAGCAGTTCGTGGCCGACGCGCATGGTGGGCTTGTGTCCGGCCCATATGCCGATCGCTTCGTCCAGTTCCCGCCCGCCCTCCGTCGCCTCTGACAGACGGGTGATGAGAGAGGTGAGGTCAGGCATGGTCGGGGTCCTCTCGAAGGCTACACATTGCTTCCGCCGCGATCTCTTCCATCGTGCCGGGGTGGAGGGCGCCGAACGTCGCGATGTGCTTTTCGAGCGTGCGGCAGGAATCGGCTATGACGATCTCGGGGGCCTGTAGAGCCAGGAGCTGCAGGGTCCTCGCCGCGCCCTCTTGGATCATCGACAGCAGGCGCGCCCCGTCCGGCTCATTCTGTCGATAGTAGGCGATGCTGGCGGCCATCTTTTCCTCGTCCGACTTGATCACCGCTGGCGCTTCAGGCTCGTTAAGTTCGATCTCAAAGTTGTGGATGTCGATGGTCTCTTGCGCATCTTCGGTGCGCTTGAACTGCGCGACAATGGACCCGTTCTCAGTCCACACTTCGGCGGCGTCGGCGGTGATGCGGAGCGCCCACAATTCATCACTCGGCATGGTCAGGCTCCTTGGTGATGGTGGAGAGGGCTTGGCGGACCTTGTCGTCGGCCTTGTGGATGCGGTCGGCGAGCAGAAGCCCGTCGCGACCCTGTTGGTAGAGCGCCTTGATGGCTCCGGCCGCTGGTTCGCGCGTAGCTTCCAGCGCCTCCACCAGCGCCGGACCGGGAGAGGCTTTCCATGCAGCGCGGGCTCGGGCGAGATCGACCTCATCAAGCGGACCGCGACACTTGCCTTCCTCAAGGCACTCAAAACAGGGGTCCGAAAAACACATCGCCTCGGCCATCGCTTCGGCGGCTTCGTCGGTTAGGGTGTAGCGGCCCATCACTTCCCCTCCTGGGTAGCAGAGAGAAAGGTGCGGAGGGCTTCGAGCACCGCGTCTAGGATCGGTCGCACAAGCAGCGCGGCGCGGTCTTCGTGGGTTGATGCGCCGCCCCAGAACACCTCGCCGCTGGCCGCGACATAGGCTTCTGGCCACCGGGTCATTTCCCACTCGACAAGGCCACCAGCCGTGTCTCTGCCAACCAACATGGCGTACTCGGTCTTCAAGCCGATGTGGCCGTCAGCGGTCGCGAATAGCCCTGGCGCAACATCCTGAAGGGTCGCCCGCTCGCTTTCCCCCCGCAGCGCTTCAAACGGGGCGAGGAGGGCTTTCAGGCGATCGATCTCGGCGAGGAGGGCTTCGGGCCAGCCGAGGATCGCGAAGGTCTCCAGCGCCTCCCGCAGCCTCGCGTTCTCGGCCCGCAGGCGTAGGATTTCCTCGGCGATGAAAGAGTGGCTTGCCGTTCCGGCGTCGAGATCAGTCATGGGTGGTCCTCCGACGCTCAAACCCGCGTCCTTTGATTTTGAATGGCGAGCGCGGAAAAATGCCCAAGTGCTTGGCGCGGATGCGGGCTGTCTTCGACTTTTCGGCCACGTCCTCGGCGGTTTTTTCTCGATGCTTGTCGCGAAGAGCGGGGAAGAGGTTGTCTTCCGAGTGTGTCCCGCCGTTGATCAGCGCTATCTTGTGGTCCAGATCCCACGCGTCTGCAGCCATGATCTTGCGACCGCTGATCCAGCATCGGCCGCCCTCGCGTTCGAAGATGCGAAGCCGCACCCGTGGGGGGACCTTGGCGTCAGGGGTGGCGCCGACCCAAAGGGGAACGGAACGACCGACCATCACGCATGCCCCTTCGGCCGCGCCGCTTCGGTGACTTCCGCGATGGAGTGGGCGCACTGATCCTTGAACAGGCCATGCAGGCGCGTGGGTTCGTTGACCTGGGCGAGGATGGTTCCAACCGTTGCTCCAAGCGCGATCATCATGGCCGGTTCGGAGAGGTTGAAACGGTGCGCGACAGCCTGGAAGGCCAGCACCATGGCCTGGGTGTTGCGGTTCAGTTCGGTGATCTCCTCGCTGGAGCCGAGGATAAACCCCGGCTGGGAGGCGTGGTGGAGGGCTTGCGCGATGAGGGGCTGGGCGAGGTCCTCCAGTTCGCTGAAGACTTCGGCGCCGACGTAGTGGGCCATCAGAGTTCCTTTTTCCAGCGCCAGGATCAGCGCTGCGCACTCGTTAAAGGCCTCGCCCCGCCCAAGGTGTTGAGCCGCTTCGGCGATCTTCCCGACAGCCATCAGGTCTCGCGCCATGGATCCCTCTTCGGTGGCGCGCTTGGCGATCCGAACCGCGGCATGGGCGATCATCTGCCGAGCTGCTAGGGGAACGTCTCCAGTGATGACGGTCATTCGCTTTTGGTCTCTTCTGGCGTTCAGTGATCGGCGCCGCTTGGACGCCGACGGCTGAAAGTCAGCCTTGGTGCTGGTCTTTGGCCAGCGGGTGCATGGTGGTTTCTCCTGTGATAATCCTCATTGCTCAATCGCGGGTCGCTTATGCCCCAAACCCCGTGATTGCCGCGAAGGTCAGAACGCCTCCAACCGCGAGCATGGCCCAAGCGATGGCGTTGATCCAGAGTTGCCGAAGGCGACGTGCACGGGCCTCACGGAACGTTGTGGTGCGCTGGTAGGCCATCGCCCACGCTGTGGTGCGGGAGCGGACGGATTGGGGCCAGAGGCTAGTCATTGCGGGCATGGGGGAACTCGCACCGGCTGGGCGAACCGTTGACGCAGGGCTTTTCGCCGTTGCGGCATTTCCAGCAGTTGTGATCTTGAAACATTCCTTCGCGGGACAGATCGGGGTCGCGCGGGTCGGGCTTCTGGGGGTCGGTCATTTGCGTGCGCATAGTCATCTCCCTTGGCTCTCAAGAAACGACCGCTCGGCTTGGGGAAGCGAGGGCCGTTGCCAGAAGGTCATGGGTCTCCTTTGCGGTTAGATGCGGTTGTCGTAGATGGGGGTGGCTTCGGGCGTCCAAGGCTCATCGCGCCAGACGCGCCCGTTGTAGCTGAAGCGGGCGAAGGGCAGACGGGCGCCGATCTCGCGGATGCGGACTGTGGGCCAGTTGGACGCGCGCGCAAGGTTCACGTCGCGCTCACGGCAGAAGATCGCAGAGGCTTCAGCCAGCGTCGGCGCTTCGTAACGCTCGTTGCGGAGGAGGAATTCGTAAGCCATGATCAAGCCGCCCGCAGTTGAGTTTCGTGGATCATAATCGAACCGGCCTTGTCGCCGTCGAAGCGCACGGTCCACCACGTGCCGCTTGTGGGCGACACAGACATGCGGTGGCCGGTGAGCGTGGCCCGCTCGGACCAGTCGCCGAGGTAGGGCTGATAGACCTCGACGTGCAGGCCGCGCTTGAAAGCCGGGGCGTTGGTCAGGGTGGTCATTGATCTGATCTCCTGTGGTGTGGCCCACTGAAGCTATACAATGACGGGGCCATGTGCAACCCCTAATTTTCTTGCTATGCAAGGTCCTTCAAGCGCTGCTTCGCGAGCACAGGATCAGACCCATGGACAAGATGTACGGCGGCAATATGAACGCCCACAAGGCGATGGCTGGCGCGGGCTCAAGCGGCTCCTTCGGGGTCGACAAGCTGCCCAGCAGCACCGACAAGGTGAAGAACCCCCACGGTAGCATCGGCGAGAACGGCGCCATGGCCGACAGCGAGCGCGGCATTGGCGCTCCGGTGGCTCGCGGCAAGGGGCAGTATCCAGCCCAGGCGCATCCCGACCACGGCCCCCATCACGACACCTTCAATCGCGGCGGCAAGGCGTAAAGCCTCACCCCCGATAGCGGCGGCGCTCGGCTTCCTCCCCCGGCTGGTTAGGGCGTCGCCGTTTCCCCTTCTGGAGGATGCACGTGGGCATACCCAGCACCATCGCCGATCGGCTCCGTCCTTATTCTCAGACCTATGCGGGCACCGCTCTAGACGTTTCCCGGCTCGCCAATCTGGCCGTGGAGATCGAAGCGCTCGCCGTTTCACCTCCGCTCTTCGGCAATACCGCCCGGACCCCGCGCGGGACGCATTTCGTATCCATCGTCAACGGCGCGGAGAAGCCGCCGGGCGAGACACGGGCCCCCCTCGCCTCACTCGCCGAGATGTGCAACGCCACGCTGGCTGAATGCACGCGTCTGCGCGCCGTCATTGACGGTCCAGCAATGCTGGTATGGCGAGACGGGCCCACTTACGAGCCCGATGAAGGGCTCTACCTGCGTCTCTGCTTTGAGCCGCTGTGATATGGCCGACACCGCTTTCGACGCTCCAGGCCAACAAACCGCCTTTGATGCTCCCCAGCAGCGCAGCGCCTTTGCCGACGTTGACGAGAGCAGCCAGCGTCAAGGCCAGATTCAAGCGCAGTTCGACCAATCCCGCTCCCGCCGCAACTACATCGCAGCGATCCAGAAGGGCGCATCAGGTCAGCGTGGTTCGATCCGCGCCGGCGTCAACGGGCCGGAGGACTGATGGCAGACGTCCTCCCCATCCGTGGTCACAAGGCCTTTGAGCGCTTGGAGCGCAGCACATGCGCCCGCACCCTGCGCGATGCGATCGGCGCCAAGCCCTCCGAAGTGCTGGTGATCGGCACTGATGCAGAAGGTCAGTTTTTCGTCTCCGGCTCGCCGCCAGATCCAGAAAGAGCCATGTGGCTTCTGGAGCGGGCGAAACTGCACATCTTCAAGGTGACTGTCGGTGGCTAAGCTCACAGAGTTAGGTCGCGTGCGCCCTTCGGACGGCGATCAAGCAGCCCAGAAACTGCTTAATCACTTGCGTGGTTCGGGCCATCTACCCACCACCGGCGGCTATTTCTGGAACCACGAAGGCGACATGGTGCTCTATCGCGATAGAAGACGCTCCGATGGCTAAGCTCACACCCAAGGCCCGCAAAGCCCTCCCCAAGTCGTCGTTTGGCGAGCCCGGATCGCGCAAATACCCCATGCCTGACAAAGCGCATGCGGCCAACGCCAAGGCCCGCGCAACCCAGGCCGTGAAGGCGGGGCGGATGAGCCCGTCCACGGCATCGAAGATCAAGGCGAAAGCAAACAAGAAGCTGGGCAAATGAGCGATCTCGACACCGCCCCTTCCGGCATCTGGCTTGTCCAAGACGGCCAACTCATTGCCGTGACCAACCTGATCGATGCTCAAGGCGAGGACATCCAGGACATAGCCAAGGCGGACTGTATCATCGCCGGACCCATGCCAGACGGCCGATGGGCATGTCTCGTCATCGAAGATGTTGTCATCTACACGGGCAACTGACCATGCGCACCGACCTCCCCCACGACGTCACATCCAAGATGTCGCTCATTGACCCCGCCTTCACCGCCCACATCACCCAGACCCCTGATGGCAAAGCCCTGAAGTGGTCCGCCACCCTGACCCTTGAGCCCACCGGCGCCCGCATCCAGGTCGAGTACGGCCTTCGCCTCCCGCCCCACACCAACGCCGAGGCCATGACCGCCTTGCTCGAATCCATCCGCCAGACCGCCTGGCAGACAATGGAGCTCGCCCGCCTTGGCCGGGAGGACCTCCTCCACTACCTCCGCACAGACCGCCACTCCAACCGCCCCGCCAAGGGCCGACCCCTCACCCCCGAGGCCCTGGACCTCCTACGCAACGCCGCCGAGAACCACGCAAGGCGCATGGCCCAGCAGCAGCCCTAGCGCAACACCGCAAACCAAGGCACAAAAGCCCCGGTCCCAGAAGGTCCGCAGGCACATAGCAAATGGTCATCAAGTCGAAGCGTAGTCGCGTAACCACACCCGCGCCCCGCATCAGCTCCCGCTCTGAAGCCGCCAAGCGCCGCGAAGTCTTCACCGCCGAGTACCTGAAGAACCCCAACGGGACACAGGCCGCGATCAAAGCAGGCTTCTCTCCACGCTCAGCTCATGACGCCGCCCACCGCCTCATGAAACATCCTGACGTCCAAGCCGCTCTGGCCAAAGTACGGGCCAAAGTGGAGGCCAAAACGGCTGCTGTGGCGGACAAACTGGAGATCACCGCCGAGCGCGTCCTGCAGGAACTGGCCAAGATCGGGTTCTCTGATCTGCGCCGCGTGGCCAAGTGGGGCAACGGTTTGGATCTGATCGCCAGCGACAAGCTGGACGACGCCACCGCAGGGGCTGTCTCGGAAGTGGCGATGACCAAGTACGGCCCCAGGATCAAGCTGTATGACAAGCGCGCGGCCTTGGTGGACCTGGGCAAGCACGTGGGCGTGTTCAAGGACGGGGCGGATATCAGCGTGCCGGTGACGTTCGTCGTCCAAAGGACCTCTCGCTCTCGACCGCGCAGGCCCTACGAGGAGGACGACGCGCCATGATGTACCTGCCGGAACAACGCCCTATTGCCGTGCCCCTTGCAGTCATGGCGCGGTTCTGGAGCCACGTTGAGTTTGGCGCGCCAGACGCATGTTGGCCGTGGTGTGGTTCTCTGTGTTCTGGGGGACGATATGCGGCCTTCTTCTGGGAAGGTCGTACCTGGCGTGCCGGCAGGTTTCTTTGGGCTGCAATGGGGGGCCATATCCCCGCACAGATGATGCTACGCCACACTTGCGATAACGGCATGTGCATCAATCCGGCGCACTTCGTCGTGGGTACGCACGCCCAAAACATGACGGATCGAAAGGAGCGTGGACGCACCCACCGCACGCTCGGCGAAGAGCACTACATGACCACCCTGAGCGCGGCTCAGGTCCGCGAGATCAGGGTTCTTGTGAACGGTCCTCGTACGCTGCGTCAGATAGGTGACATGTATGGTGTGGGTCTGAATGTCATCTGGAGCATCAAGCACCGCAAGACGTGGGGGTGGCTTCCTGACGAGATGGCGGCCTGAAACTGTATGACAGTCGTTGACGATTTCCGCCTCAGGTGTATTACAGGTCCATGGCTAAGACCGTTGTCAAATCGCTCCGCGTTGACCCTGAAATCTGGGTGCGTCTTGAGACCCAGGCGGCGAGACTGACTGTCTCGGTCAACGCCTTGGCGACCGTGGCGCTGAGGTTGGGCGTCGGGCAGTTCGAAGATGACGCAAGGGCGACCGCTCGGCCGCTGGCGCCAGTGAAGCCATCACCGCGCCGCAAGGTTCCCAAGCCGCCGCCGTCTGGTGAAGATGGCATCACGACCCACGCCGTCAGCGCTGCGACCATGAGCGGCCCTGCGAAGATCAGCGCGGCTGCCAATCTCACGCCCAAGCCGACGCCAGAGCCCGGAACATGGGGCAGCAAAGCCCCCTACGGATCACGGTCCAAGAACAACATAGGTTCGAAATGAGCCGCCTCGCCCGCTACCTCCCCTTTCTCGCCCTTGGTCCGATCACCGGCCCGATCATGGCGAGGGCGACCTACCACGCCACGCACAGTGCTCCGGTCCTCGCGGGTCTGTACGTCTGCATGGCGGTGGAGTTCTGGGCGCTCATGCCCATGCTGCTAAGTGCTGAGATCCACATTCTGAGGGGACTATGATGCGAGACGCAAAGGGGCGCTTTGTCGCCGAACAGATCAACACCGAGGCGCAGAACGACGTGGTTCGGCCGCAGCTGGTCGACGATGATTTCGAGTGGATCGACGAAGAAGCCGAAGCCTTCCCGTGGGGGGCTGTTATCGCCGCTCTCGCGATCTTCGCAGCGGTCGTCGTGCTCGGCGTCGGCGCCCTCGCCATGATCCTGCGAGCGCACTGATGAGCGAACACCTTCTGATCCGCCCCAAGGTCCCTGAGACCTGCGGGACCTGCCGCTTCAGCCAGCCCACCCCCGACCTTCGCGTCATGATGTGCGCCGGCGCGCCCCCCACTCCCGTCGTGATCGGCGCCCGTCAGGGACCGATGGGCAAGATTGAGTATCAGGTCGAGAACTTCTGGCCTCAGGTCCAGCGGGCCATGCCGGGATGCTCGCTCTGGAAGGTCAGCGAGAAGGGGACGGCGGTAGCGAGCGCGGTTGGTGAGGCGGCCAATGGGTAGGCCGCCACCGACACTGAACTGGTCGAGTTCCTTGAAGACCCAGACATCGCCCTCATGATCCAGACCATCCACAACCACCTGCTGGGCAACAAGGTGGGGCGCAGTTGAGCAACCCGGCTGCGAACACATATCGTTACAGCTTCGAAGGTGCTCCGACCCTGGAGGAGTTCAACCAGTCCAACGCCTTCATCCGCGGCTTGGTCGGACCCCTTGGAGCCGGCAAGTCCAGTGCCTGCGTCTTCGAAATGATCGACCGATCCCTGATCCAGCGCCGCAGCCCGGACGGCCGGCGCAAGACGCGCTGGGGTGTCATCCGCCAGACCTACCGCGAGCTGCGTGACACGACCATCCGCACGGTGTTCCAATGGCTCCCGCCCCAGCACTTCGGCCGCTATTACGAAAGCAAGCACAGCTATCAGATTCAGGCGTTCGACGGTTGCGACATTGAGATGCTGTTCCTGGCCCTTGAACGCCCCGAGGACGTCAAGAAACTGTTGTCTCTGGAACTGACCGGAGGCTGGATCAACGAGGGCCGTGAGGTGCCATGGGCGATCTTTGAAGCGCTGCAGGGGCGCATCGGTCGCTATCCGGCCATGGTCGACAACGGCCCTTCGTGGTTCGGGATGTGGTCGGACACCAATCCGCCAGACAGCGATTCCCGATGGTATGACTTTTTCGAGCAAGAGGGCTGGCTGAAGGATTTCCGCCGATTGCAGCGCGACGGTCATCTGCCCTCGACGATGAGCCCCGACGACTACGTGGGCTACTTCAAGCAGCCCTCAGGTCTGTCTCCCGGCGCCGAGAACCTGGCTAATCTGCCAGGCGGTCCCCGCTACTACGCCAACCTGATCGCCGGCAAGAGCGACGAGTGGGTGAAGATCTACGTGCACGGTCAGTACGGCTTCCTGCTGGAAGGCAAACTGGTCTATCCCGAGTACATCGACCGCGTGCACTGCCAAGAGGTGGACCCGATCGAAGGGCCGACAATCCTACGTTTGTGGGATTTCGGATTGACCCCTTGCTGTGTCTTCGCTCAAAATCTGCCAGATGGGCGGTTTCTGGTCTTCGACGAAATGACCAGCGACAACATGAGTATCGACCAATTCAGCGACAACGTCCTCAACCACTGCGCCCGCAACTTCCGCGGCGAGGTCCAGTTCGAGGACTGGGGCGATCCGGCGGGTAAGCAACGCGCGCAGACGGACTCTCGCACATGCTTTGAGATCATGCACGCCAAGGGGATCATGGTCGACGGCGCGCCGCAGGACCCGCAGTTGCGGCAGGAATCGGTACGCTGGGCGCTACGACAACTGCATCCAGACGGTAGTCTGTTTGTGGTTCATCCGCGCTGCAAGGTAGTTCGGAAAGGTTTCTTGGGCGGATATCATCGCCGTAGACTGTCAACTGTTGGCGCTGAACGGTATAGTGATCAGCCAGAGAAGAACGTATACAGTCATCCGCACGATTGCGTCCAATATGGGTGTGCGAAATACTTTGGACCATTGCTCACGCGGAACTTTGAAACGGTCGAGGAGGATCTCGGCCTTGGTGATGGAAACGATGCCAACTTCGTCGATCCCAGCCGCTCTGACGTGACCGGCTATTGACTGTGTAGCTTCCATGTCCGATGCTCCCTTGAGCCACACAGGAGACGCGCCATGCGCATGCTAGCCCCCTACATCTTCGGCCTGACCTTCGCGGCGGTGGTTGCGGTGGCGACCTCGCACCTGATCGGCGAGGCGGTGCAGCGGTTCGTGGCGCTTCTGTGAGCGCCATGCAGGAGATGCTGGGGGAATTATCCCTTTAACATAGCGAGGTCTAGATATGGTACACGGCAAAGGGCGTGACAGGCCGGTAATCGAAATCACCCCCGCTATGATCGAGGCGGGGGCCTTGGAAATTAACTGGGCTCGGTTCGAGAACGCCGAGATTTCCTGCGAGGAGCTTGCTGAGCTGGCCTATAGAGCCATGGCGCCTTTAGCGCCTCGCGCCAGTGCTCCAACACGTCGTCGGACTTTGCAGCATCAATCTGAATCGCCACGATGAAGTGAATGCCGATGCCAAAGAGATCGATGCTCATCGCCTCCAAGTCGAGAGGCGATAGTCGAAACTCTCGCACGCGGTTCGCCGTCACCCTGTTGGCGTTGCTGACGAGAAGCGCGTCTGTCCCGTCATGCATGGCGCCCCAATGAACCACATCGTTGCGGATGCCGTTGATAATCCCCAGTTGGGTCAGTGCCGATTCTAGGCGCGCTTTGGCAACCAACTCACCGCGCGCGTCTAGGATTCGCTTGACTGCATCCTTGCCGACGTGGGCGCGGGTATCGGAGAAGATGGCACGGCCGATAGGGTCCGCGACGCCTGCCAACTGCTTCAAGAGCACCTGAAGCAGATACTCCACCCTCGAAAATTCATGGACGAAGCGGCCCAGTGCGGCCCAATATTCCAGATACGGGGCGTCATACGCTTCTGCCAACTGACTACGGGGTTTAGCCATGCCTGAGAAACCCTCCCCCAAGACCGATGAACCCGAACTGCGGCCCGATGGCTGGGAGCGGTTCGAAAAGGCCGTAGACGCGGCGTTGCACACCAAGCCCCAGCGCCACGAGACAGCTAAGCCTGAATCCAAGCGCCGGTCACGGTCTAGCTAAGAGACTCGCCAGCCATCCGTATCGGTGAGATATTCCCGCCGTCGCCCCCGGCTTGATCACCGCTGGCGATGCGCAATTGCGCTCACACAGGAGACCCCGCTTCGTCGGGTGGCTCCCGGAATAGAAGACCTCTCGTAGGAAATACGGGGGGCGCGTTCCCTGTGTGCGCGTGATCAACCGCCCGGCTCAAGCCGAGCGAGCACGGGGGCATCTATGAGGACCGCTGTTGTTCTGAGCGCGGCGCTTATGTTGGGCGCCTGCGCGCATCATCCGCTTGATTGCGGCGTCGGCTTCGCCTGGGCCGACTGCCTGCCTGGCACACCCGGCTATACGAACGGCGTCGGGGCAGAGGCGACCGCCCGCGACGATGCGCAATGCCGGTCCTACGGCCTCGCCTATGGCACGACGCCCTATGCAGATTGCCGCCAGAAGCTGGAGACGGCGCGATCATCGCCACCGTCTGGCGGCGGACCCCATTGATGCTCGCGCTCGCGTTGGCGACGGTCTTGATTGCGGCGCCACAGACGAAGATCATCCTTCATTGCAACGGCCACACGACCGAGGGCTACCCAACGGACAGGACTGTAGAACTCTCATCTAGAGGAGCCATCGTGGACGCCTCGTTCTATGATCTGTCCGTTGGCGACACGTCCTATTTGATGGAGGGACCTTCGGTCCTGAAGATGGCTGGGGTCGTTCCAACAGAGATCGAAATCAACCGGATCACGGGCGCATACCAGATTTACTCCATGCCATGGACGGACGACCGAAAGCGAACCGAAGCAGGCAAGTGTGCTAAGGCTTCCCCCCTGTTCTAGCAGAGGTCGCTATGTCCGAAGCCGAAGCGTTGGCTGCTCTTGAGGCCCTTCAGTGCGTAAAGGCCCACTACGACAACCCGGCTAGGATGAGGGAAGCCCCAGCTTCTCGCGCACTAGCCGAAGGATGCGATCCTTCTCGACGCGAATTGCCTCAGAGGTCGCAACTGTCGCCGGGCTTGCCGTCTGGAAGCGGTCCACCTGACGCCATCGGCGTTGATGACGGCATCTCTCTCACGTCAAATATCCACCCTAGGAGTTTGGAAACCGTGGTCATTGATCTTCCGTCGCGCCAAGGCCAATCCATCGTCAGCATGGTCACTGACCTGCTCAACGACGCTACCCAGGACAAGATCGCCATTCTTGGCATCGCCTACGTCCATAAGGACGGCGACGTGGTTTATCGTGTCAGTGCTGGCGAGGGATTCTACAAACTTCTCGGCGCCCTTGATGGGATGAAGTTCGACATGCTGAAGGATAAGCAGGGTGACTAGCACCCGCTGGTACCTCAAGCGCGTCCAGCCTTGGACGATCCTCGCGCCCCGCTTCGTGCTGGTGGTGGAGGAGCGTGACCCGCCACATCGTGGGTTCTGCATCGATGTCCACGACCGACGGCAGGCGCGGGAGCATCTGCATGCGCTGCGGATCACGCTAGCTCAGGCCATAGCGCGGCCGACGAAGCCGGTGCGCACGTTCGATGCGGTGGAAGCCGATGGCTGATGTTCTGCACGCCAAGCGGGACCAAGGCGCCATTGCTTGGGATTTCGCCGTGGTCGAATGCCCTCATTGTGGCAAGACCCACCGACACAAGTGGATGCTTGGGAGGCGCGAAGAGCGGTGCATCAAGAACCGCACCAAGACGTACATCGTGGAGTGTACCGATGACGCCGCTTGAGCACGAAATCGCCCGCGTCGCCGCCCTCCGTGGCAAGCCTGCGCTCAACTACCTCACGCGTGCGCCGCGTGCTGTCCCCGTGCATCCGCAGACCATCGCCAACATCTTCAGCGGCAATCCCGACTGGCGCAGCGACATCTCGTTCTATGACGACTGTCCCGAGGACGTGCGGCTGTTCATTCGCGAATGCTCGCTCCAGCTCAACGCCGCGACCATCTACGGGACGCTGGAGCAATGTCCGGGTGGCGGGGCTGACTTGATCAGCCTGCTTGAGGCGCATGTTCCGACGCGGGTGAAGTCGTGGATACTCAGGCACTACGGACCATCTCACCCCTCAGTCAGGAGGCTTCCGTGACCCCCGACCAGCGCCTAGACCTCTACCGCGCCCTCTACCAGTGCTACGGCCAGCATGGGGCATCTCTGCGCATGAACGGCGAGCACATGGCCGCGAATGCCGATCTGAAGGCTTGGAACAACCTTGGTCGAAAGGAGATCACCAATGACCGCCAAGAAGCACCCTGACCTGACGCCGGTGGAATCGACGGCGCTGAGTGGCCTGCACTACGACCAGGGCTCGCGCACGCTGCATGTCCAGTTCCCCAAGGGCGACGTGTGGGCCTACGATGACGTGAGCCTTGAGCGCGCTGAATCCCTGATGGGCGCGCAATCGAAGGGGCGGTACTTCAGCGACCAGATCAAGGGCAACCACATCGGGCGGAAGGTGACTTGACGGTTCCGCTTTGCCTCGCCAATGTGCAGCTAACCCGTGCGAACGCGGGGACCTGATCTGCGGTTGCCGAAGACCTCCGCAGTGATCCCGCAAGTAGGCCCGTCTGCGGCGGTGCAGACCGACGGCCCGGAGCGCCCCAAGCCTCCGGGCCGTTTTGCGTAGCAACCTTGGCCGCGTTCACGCGTTGCGCTTGCATGATCGGACTTCTCATCGGACTGCTGGTTGTCTGCCTCGTGGTCTGGCTGGCGTTTTACATCGTCGGGCAGATGGGCTTGCCGCAACCGGTGCGGATGATTGTCCTGATCCTTGTGGGCATCCTCTGCCTGGCGCTGTTGTTCAACTACGCGCCCTTTGGCCTACCCCACGGCCGATACCTCAACTGATTGCGTGACTAGGGCGGCTTAGCGTACCTCAGGGCAGTTGCTCGGGAGCTGCGCCTTGTCATTCATTGAGAGCACGACCAATTCGCCCTTGGGCGCGCTTGGCCACGAAACCTCCAATCTCCCCACCGGCCTTGAACCCGAGACCGACCTCGAGGGCGATGAGCGGGAGGAACAGCAGGAAGAGCGCACCCCCAAGGCCAAGCCCAAGGCGGGGTCCCTGAAGGCTCAACTCCTCGCCTGGGCCGAAGACATCAACCTTGCCCGCTACCTCGACCAGCAGACCCTGGACGAGATCGGCATGATGGTGGTGCGCGAATACCAGATCGACGAGAACAGCCGCGCCGACTGGGTGACCAAGGCCAAGAAGGCGCTCCGCTTCGCCACGCAGGACGCGCAACCTAAACAATACCCATGGCCAGGCGCTTCGGCCGTGATCTTCCCACTGATCAGCCAAGCGGCGTTGGAGTTTGGCGCGCGGGCTTACGGCGCTATCGTGCAGAACCGCAACGTCGTGAAGGGCATCGTCTGGGGCTCCGACAAGGGCACGCCGATCACCCACGACGGCAAGGCGGATGGTCCGCCGGTGGTGGTTCCTGTGCCCTCGCCATCGCCCCCGGCCGGCCCTGGACAGGTTCCAGGCCCCACGCCTCAACAACCACCCTCACCGCAGCAGGGCGCGCTTCCGGGTCTCGGCGGCCCTCCCATGCAGCCGGTGTGGAAGATCGCGCCGGGTGAAAAGCGCAAGCGGGCCGACCTGATCGGCGAGCACATGTCCTGGCAGTTGCTCGAGGAAATGCCGGAGTGGGAGCCGCAGACCGACCAGGGCCTCAACCAGATGGCCATCATTGGCGGCTTCGCGCGCAAGACCTACCGCGACCCCTCCGAGGACCGCAACCGCTCGCTGATGGTCAGCCTCGCCAATCTGGTCTGGAACTACCACGCCCCCAGCTTCGAAGCGGCGCCGCGGCACACTGAGAAGGTGCTTCTCTACCCCTACCAGATCGAGGAGATGGAACGGGCCGGGATCGAGGATGAAGACGAGGAGGGCGATGGCGTCTTCCTGCCGATCGAATACGGACCAGGTGGTGGAGACGAGGGCGAATCGTTCGGCTTCGACGAAGACCAGGCCGCGACGTCGATGGACGACCCCGACGCGCCCCACCTCTTCCTCGAGCAGCATCGGCGATGGGATCTGGACGACGACGGCTACAGCGAGCCCTACACGATCACCGTGCACAAGCGCTCGGGCAAGGTGGTGCGGATCGTCGCCCGCTACGACGACGACTGCATCGAAACCCCGGAGGACGATGACGACTACATCAAGCGCATCGATCCGGTGGACCACTACACGCTCTATCCGTTCCTGCCGAACATGGACGGCGGCTCATACCCGATGGGGTTTGGCCACTACCTGCGCCCCCTGAACGAGGCGATCAACGGCACGCTCAACCAGATGTTCGACGCCGGGCATCTGCAGAACGCCGGCGGCGGCTTCATCTCCGATCAGCTTGGCATTCCGTCGGGTCAGACGCTGTTCAACGTCGGCCGCTACACCCGCGTGACCACCAAGGGCCAATCGATCCGCGACAGCGTGTTTCCGCTGCCGTTCCAGGGTCCATCCCCGGTGCTCTTCCAGCTTCTGGGCGTGCTGATCACCGCATCCGAAAAGATGGCGTCGATCCAGAACGTGCTGACCGGGGACGCGTCGATTGCGAACGCTCCCCCCACCACCGTCCTGGCTCTGATCGAACAGGGCATGAAGGTCTACACCGCCATCCACAAGCGCGTGTACCGGGCCGAGAAGTCGGAGCTCGCCAAGCTCTTCCGCCTGAACCGAAAGTACCTGAAGGCCACGGCCAAGTACCGGGTGGGCGATGAATGGCGCGAGGTCACGCCGAACGACTACGAATTGGCCGGCGGGGTGGAGCCGATCGCCGACCCGACCATGGTCACCGACATGCAGAAGCTGGGCCGGGCTCAGATTCTGATGGGCTTCAAAGACGACCCGATGGTCGACCAGATGGAAATCCGTCGGCGACTGTTTGACGCAGCCAGCATCGACCGCATCGACGAGCTGCTGGTTCCGCCTTCCCCAGCCGCAGCCGCCGCGCAGCAAGCGGCCATTCAGATGGAGATGGCGCTCAAGCAGGCGGAGTTGGGACGCACCCGGGCGGCCGAGCAGAAGGACAGCACCCAGGCGTTCCTCAACCTCGCCCTGGCGAGGAAGAACGCCAGTGCGGCGGAGGAAGCATTCATCTCCGCGCAGTTGGATTATCTGCGCCTGCACATCGAGGCGGTGAACAGCCTCAACAACGCCGCCCTGATCGACCACAAGTTCCATGATACCAACACGCGTGCGGCCCTTTCCCATGCGCAGATGCTGGCGGATCAGGCGCAGAGCAGTGCGGAACTGGCGGCGCAGGCGGGTCAGCCGACCCCTGGACCGACAGGACCGTTCCCCGTGTCGCCCCCAGGTCCGCCAGCGGCTCCTCCAACACCGGCCCCAAGCCCTGCCCCGTCAGACGGTTTCGGCCTTCCCCCGGCGCCCAAAGCACCACTCCCGATCGGATAATGTATGCCCCTTGCTGACTTCCTCGGTCCCGACAGCGAGGCCGAAGCCAAGCGCCAGATTCTCATGACCATGAGCGAAATGGACTATCAGTCCTGGCGCCACAACCCGATCACGGCGGCTTACCTGCAGTATCTGGAAGACATCATTTCCAGATGGCGGGAACTTGCGGCGGACCTCTTGGAAGCGGGCGCTTTCCTGACCCACGACAGCCACGAAGACCGCAACCCCGATGTGGTCAGGGGAAAGCTGTTGATGGCGCGGCAGTTGCACGGACTGACGCATCAGGACATACGGGGATTCTACGGTCTCGCAGAAGAGGCCGATGAGGCATCAAGGTAGGACGTTAAAAGGCATGGAACACCCCGCGCTTGGCGCGAACGACCAAGTGGAAGCGAGCAAGCTTGCGCCACGTCTGATCCAGGGCATGAGCGCCTCCTACGTGGTCGCCACGTATGACGGCCAAAACACTTCCGGCCTGGAAGTCTATGGCAAGAACGTCCTGGTCCTGGTGGACGAATGCGCCGTCGCCTCCTCTGGGGGCATCCTCCTCACCGATTCCAAAGTCGAGCAGATGACCGAAGCGTCGGTTACCGGCTGCATCTTCGCGCTTGGTCCTGAAGCCTTCCGGATGTTCGATGACGGCACATACTGGGATGGCGCCAAGCCGGAAGTCGGGGACCGCATCTACTTCGAGAAGTACGCCGGCATCAAATGTCGCGGGCTTGATGGCGGGTTCTTCCGCGTCATGGACTTCCGCACCGTGGCCGCGAAAATCCTGCCGGGCGCCGAGATGGTGGAAGCATAGACATGGCCAATCTTGAGCACACCGCTGACGAAGAGTTCGACGACCTGGGAGGCGAGTTCGAGGACGCTGAACTTCCCCCTGAAGAGCCAGAAGTCTCCGCCGAAGACCGTGCTCGCGCTCAAGGCTGGCGACCGCTGGCGGAATACCGCGGCCCTCCTGGTCGCTGGTCCAACGCTGAGGAGTTCCTGGCCAGGGGCGAAGCGGACTGGTCGATCCTTCGCGCCCAGAACCGCAAGATGAGCGAGAAGCTCGCCCGCCTGGAACCGGAAATCGAAAGCCTGCGAAACACCTCCGCCGAACAGTCCGAAGCCCTCAAAGCGGCGATGAACCTCGCCCGCCGCGCCGACCAGCGGGGGTATGACCGGGCTGTGGCGGACCTGAAGACCAAGCAGCGTGAGGCGGTGCAGAGCGGCGACGAAGTGGCCTATGATCAGGTCGAAGAGCAGTTGAAAGCGCTTGAGACCACCCGGGCCGAAGTCGAGGCCCCGCCCGAACCTCGCGCTCCAGCCCCCAAGGGCGCGCCGCCTCCCCCGCAGGAAGTGATCGACTTCCGCCGTGACAATCCCTGGTTCGACCGCGACGAGCGCCTGCGCAAGGCGATGATCGCCATGCATCAGGCCGAGATCGACGCGGAAGGGCGCAAGGAAGGGGCCGGACTTCAGGCCCAACTGGACCGGGCCTTGAACCGCATGCACGCCGCCTATCCCGAGACGCGCCCCGCTGGCGATCTCACCGATCTGGACTACGAAGAGGAGGAGGAATTGCCCCCAGAACCTGCGCCCCGTCCCCGTCCTCGCACGCGTGTCCCCGCCGTCGCCGCTCCAGGTCCCGCTGCACGCCCTCGCCCAGGTCCTGGCGCGCGCTCCGATCCATTCAGCAGCATCCCCGACGAAGCCGAGCGGGCCGACGTCAAGCGCGCCTTTGAGAGCATCCGTCGCCAGGACCCCGGCTATACCGCCGCCGAGCACATGGCGATCTATGACGACCCGCACGTCGATGTGCTCGAACTGCGCCGTCAGAGGAAGAAGTAAGATGGTCCAGAAGACCCCCCAACGTCGTCCCCCGGGCCGTCCCGTCGCCAACCCTCCGCGTGCGGCAAGCACTGGCGCGACCGAGCCGCCGTCAGGCCCGTTCTACGCCGGCAGCGACGACGGTCCCCGTATGCCACAGGCCCAGAACCGCAGCCCCTTGGGCGGCGACTTCCTAGACCGGGTGAGAGAGGGGGCGCTTCCCCTCGGCAACGACCGTTCCGCCGACGTGGAACTCTCCGAACACGCCGCAGCGGAGCCGGTTTCAGACCGCGCTGCGCTGATCGCCGACATCGAGCGCATCCGGGCGTTCCGCAAGCCTCTGGGGGCCTATTCCCAGAAACTTGCACTACAAGCCAGACCGGGATATCACAGGCACTGGTTCAACGACGTCGCCGGTCGGATCCAAGAGGCAGAGGCGAATGGGTGGGCTTTCGTCACAGACAAGGCGGGACACCCGGTCAGTCGGTGCGTAGGCACGGGGCGAGATAAAGGCTCCATGTATGCCTTCGCGATGGAACTCCCGCTGGTGTTTTGGCAGGAGGACATGGACGCCCGACACGAGGCGGCTTCCCAAAAGATCGCCGGCATCAAGGCCGGTCCCTTCCGGGCAGCGCCAGGCACCATGAAGAGCTCGGACAAGGGCAAGTTCTACGACCCCACCGAGTCCACTGAAGGCCCGCTTTCCGTTTCCAAGGGCTGATACCGCGCCTTAGGCCCAACCGGGCGGCGCACAGGCATCAAGGCACATTGCAGGCAAGCGGTTCGCCGCTGAACGTCCCCCGCAACTCCTTGAGGGCCTCGCGCCATGTCGAATGCCAACGCACCCAGCGGTCTACGCCCCATCAATCAGAATGGGACTCCCTGGTCGGGTCAGGGAACCCTCTGCGCCGTCCCCGCCGCTCAGACCGGTAACATCTTCCTTGGCGATCCGGTCGTGGCCCTCGGCGGAACTGACGCCTTTGGTTGCCCCCTGGTCGGCATCGCCACAGCGGGCGCCGGCAACGCAGTCCTTGGATCGATGCTCAGCATCTCCAACGGCCCAGCGGCCGGCGGCAACTCTACCTTCACGGTGACGCGTGATCTGCCGGTCTATCGTCAGGCGTCGATCCTCAATTACATCCTGGTTACCGACGATCCGAACTGTCTGTTCGAGATCCAGGAGGACAGCAACGGCGGCGCCATCGCGGCGGCTACCGGCGGCTTCGCCAACGGCAACATGGTAGCCGGGGCCGGCGGTTCCACCGTCACCGGCTTCTCGTCCTGGCAACTGCAGTCCTCAAGCGTCTCGTCCAGCGCCAACACCACCTATCAGCTGCGGCTGCTGGGTCTCGTGCGTGGCCCTGACAACGCTATTGGCAACTACGCCAAGTGGATCGTGCGCCTCAACAACCCGCAACTGTGGTCGACGACGGGCGTCTAAGCCCCCGACTTTAGGAGAATACGAACATGGCTACCGTCGGCGGCGTTATTACTACTGGCGCGCATCCTAAGGCTTTGTGGCCCGGAATAAAAACCTTCTGGGGTCGTCAGTACGACGAGCACAGGCAGGAATATCCTGACCTCTTCGACGTCGAGACCTCGGACAAGGCGTACGAAGAAGACGTGGAAATCTCTGGCTTCTCGGTTCTGCGCGAGAAGGACCAGGGCGCCTCCCTCAACTACGACACCGAAGTCCAGGGCAGCGTGACGCGCTATACGCACGTCGCCTACGCCGGCGGCTACATCGTCACGTTCGAGGAACTTCGCGACAACCTCTACGAAGTGGTTTCCAAGCGCCGCGCCGCCTCCCTGGCCTACGCTGGGCGCCAGACTGAAGAGATCATCGCCGCCAACGTCTTCAACCAGGCGTTCAATTCGTCCTTCACCGGCGGTGACGGCCAATCGATGATCTCGACCACCCACCCCTCCCTGGCGGGCAACTGGTCCAACCAGCTCACCACCTCGGCCGACCTCTCCGAAACCGCGATCGAAGACCTCGGCATCCAGATCATGCAGGCCACCGACTACCGCGGCAACAAGATCGCCCTGGTTCCCCAGTGCCTCGCGATCTCCCCCGCCCAGTGGTTCGACGCCAACCGCATCATCAACTCCGTCCTGCAGAACGATACCGCCAACAACGCCGTAAACGTCATCAAGGCGTCCGGCATGTTCCCCAAGGGTATCGTCACCAACCACTACTTCCTCAGTTCAACGGCGTGGTTCATCAGAACAGATGCGCCGTACGGGCTGCGGTTCCTGTGGCGGGATAAGCCTATGTTTGATACGGATAATGAGTTCGATTCGAAGAACGCGAAAGCTGCACAGTACATGCGTTTTAGCTGTGGTTGGACCGATCCCCGGCAGATTTACGCGACAGCCGGCGTTTAGCCACCGCTAGTCCACTCAAAAGTAAACTTGCATGTACTGCGGGGCGCTCGGCCAAAAGCCGGGCGTTTCGCTTTTCCACGCGCAATTGACGAATATATTAGAAAATGAAAAGGTGTCTCCTGTCATAAACGGAGACCCACAATGACAATGACCACCTGTTCGGTTGAAGACTGCGATCGTGCCGCCTGGGCACGGGGCATCTGCCAGACCCACTACAACCGCCTACGACGAGGCGGCACACTTGAGCGCAAGAACGCCATCAATACCGGCACGTGTTCTGAACACGGTTGCGGCCGGACATCGTTCGCGAAGAACCTTTGTTCAATCCACTACCAGCGCGCCCAGCATCCGTTGCGGCTAATCTGGCAACTCCTTAGGTCACGCGCCAAAGGGGCCTATCCAGCCGAATGGAACCGCTTCGAGGCGTTCCTTGCGGACGTTGGCGAGCGACCGACCACTCAGCATCAGTTGCGGCGCCCAGACCCATCTAAGCCGTGGAGCGCCAGCAACTTCGTCTGGCGAGAGCCTGTCCGCCTTGGCCCTGGGGCGACTTACGCGCAGACGTGGGATCGTCGGAAGAAGTACGGCCTTACGAATGAGCAGGTCGAGACGATGCGCCAGAGCCAGGACAATCGTTGCGCGATATGCACGATCGAGTTCGGCGCGGAAGTTAAGATGTGCATCGATCACGACCATAACACGGGAACTGTTCGCGGCCTCCTATGCGACCGATGCAACAAGACTATCGGGTTCGCTGACGATGATACGGCTGTCCTCCGCGCCGCCATCGCCTACCTCGAACAGGCGGCTACCCCTCCACCCGCCTAGCCGCCCGATCCTTGAGCACCCGTGCGCGTCTGTGACCGACTGGCTTGCCGCCTTTTCCGGTGACCAGCGCGAGGCTACGGACGCGTTCGGTGTGGTTGAAGTGGTCGGGGGGCAGGAAGGTGACGATGCCGCGTCCGCCCTGTCTGAGGGTCGTGACGGTGACGATGAAGGTTATCCCGCGATAGACGATGGCGTGGATGGCGGAACCGGGCTTGGAGGCGAGGCGGTTGTGGTCGCTGATCAGGGCGTCCAGGGCCTTTAGGTCGTCCCAGGTGAGGGTGACGCTGTAGCGCTCCAAGGCCCGGTCGATGCGGTGTGTCGTGCTCATCGGCCCCTCCGACATGCTCAAGTTGACATGCGTCGCGACACAGCCGCAATATCGCCGCGTTGAGCGAAGGCACTGCGCTCCATCCCCTTACATTTCGACGGGTCCACCTGCCGCGAGGCTTGGGTGTAGCTGAGAGGATAAGACGATGGGTGCTGTGACCACCTTCTGGGCGCCGGTGCATCGGGCTCTGGCGCGAATGAGCAACCTGGCCAATGCCGGGTTCCCGCTGAACGCCGCGCCGTCCCTGGACTTCCTGGCGTCGGGCATTCAGGACCACCGCCTGCCCTACAATGCGCGCGGCTCGAGCGCGGCGCAGCCGGGGATCATCGGTTGGTACGGCGGGGCAAGCCCCCTGGTCGCCAACTACGTGCCCAGCGCGATCGCCACCAACAACATCGCCGCTGCAGCCAATCCGACCTCCGGCACGGCGATGACGCTGCGGGCAAGCACCGGCGCCGGGATCACGGTGCTGTCAACCGCCGCTCCCGCCTTCTTCCCCACGCCGGGGGTTTCGGTCTCGGCCGGGGTGGCGATCGACGGTCTGCCGAGCTTCCACGCCTTCGGGTCGGGCGGCAACTTCACGACCGGGTTCTACAACCGTGCGACCTGCGTGGGACGTTGCGTCTCGGTGACGGGGGTGGGCTCCGGTTCTGGCGGGACCGTGACTATCCGCGGTTACGACTGCTACGGCTACGCGATGACCCAGACGGTCACGGTGGGCGCCGGTGCGAACACGGTCAACACCACCAAGGCGTTCAAGGTCGTCGCCTCGGTGACCCCCAACTTCACCGACACCCACACCCTGGCGGTGGGCACGGCGGACGTGTTCGGCTTTGGCCTGCTGGCCAGCTTCTTCGGTGACGTGAGCATCAACTGGAACTCGGCCGTGATCACCGCCTCGACGGGCTTCACGGCGGCGGTGACGACCTCGCCGGCCACGGCCACCACCGGCGACGTGCGCGGCACCTACGCCACCCAGGACGCCTCGGACGGCACCAAGCGGCTGATGATGAGCGTGACGCCGACGCTGGGGGCGATCCTGACCAACCCGACCACGGGACTTTTCGGGGTTGCGCAGATTTAACCCTTGGATCCGCTTAGGCGGGGAGAGGACTACCGATGGCCGAAACTGCTGTCATCAATGTCGAGAACAACGGCTATCGCAACGTCATCCTTCGCGGCACGCTGGTTTCCGACGGCTCGGGGATCACCGACCAGAAGATCTACGACGCCACCTCGAGCGGGACCTATGGCGTCGTGCGGGCTGGGCAGACGTTCTATCCGGGCGTGCACACGACTGTCGTCGGCTTCGACTATGACGCCCAGGACCTGAAGCTTCGGGTGCAGTGGGAAGCAACGATCAATCAGGACATCTTCCCGATCGGCAATGCCCCGGAGGATTTCAATTGGAGGAGATTCGGCGGCATCCGGGTTCCAGCGGCATTGGCTGGCGCCACAGGTTCCATCCTGATCTCCACGGTAGGCCAGCAGGTGAGCGGGACATTCTTCTTCCTGCTGTACCTGCGCAAGAATGTTCCGGTGTCCTGATGCGCAATCTCCTCCTCGCCTTCGCCGTCCTGGCCACATCGCTCTGGATCGCCTCTGGGGTGCATGCGCAGAGCGCCGTGGTGGTGTCCTCCTGCGGCACCCCGCCCGCGACCTACTCGGCCGGTTTCACCCGCGCCGTGACGCAGGACACCGCCGGCCTGACCTGCACGTCAGCGTCGGCGAGCGGCACCTTCACCGACGATGCGACCGGAACCACGGGCAACCCTGTTCCAGGCTCGGCGGCCTATGACGGGGTGAACTTCGGCGGCAATCTGGTGGGCCAGACGGGGGTCAATCCCTCCGGGTCGATCTTCGCGGCGCAGGTCGACATCGCCTCGGTGGGCGGGGTGACCCTGCTGCGCGGCAATGGGGTGACCGGGACGGGTTCGCAGCGGGTGACGATCGCCTCGGACAACACGCCGTTCCACATCATCGTGGACACCGCGCCCTCGACCGCCGTGACCAATGCGGGAACCTTCGCGATCCAGTGCGCGCTCTGTTCCACGGCGGCCAAGCAGCCGGCGCTGGGGACCGCTGGAACCCCGTCGGCGGACGTAATCACCGTCCAGGGCGCAGCGACCGGCACGCCGCTTCCCACGGTCACGGGCGGCAACTCCTACACCAACATCACCACCGCCACGACGACGACGCCCAAGAGCGGCGGGGGGGTATTGCACACCATCTGCGTCAATGCACTGGGAACGGTCGCTTCCTCCGCCACGGTGTATGACAACACCGCTGGCTCAGGAACCAAGATCGCCACGCTGAACACCCTCGCGCTGCTGGGTTGCCAGACCTATGACGTGACGTTCGCCACCGGCCTGACCATCGTGACGACAGGGACAGTGGCCCCCGATCTGACGGCGAGCTGGCGGTGATCGATGGGGCGCCGCCTATCGTATCGTCCTGGGTCCTGGTATCGCGTCGATGACCGGACGGGCTTTCCACAGCGCGCCGAGCGAACGCGCAAGGAGTGGACAGGTCTGATCGTCGACGAGAGCGTCTGGGAAGCGCGCCAACCCCAAGACCTCGTCCGGGGCGTAAAAGACGACCAGACCGTCCCCGACGCCCGTCCGCTCGCCCCCAACACCTTCGTCGGCCCGCTATACATCGAAATCGAGGACGCGCTTTCTATCGGCGCCGTGTTCGTGCCTCTGGAGAGCATCGCGCGCCTGAACGCTGGCGACCCCTGCGGTATCGTGATGGGGACCGACAGCGGCGACATCTTCCGCACCACCATCGCCCAGGTGACCAGTGGGGGTGTGATCCTGGCTGCCCCCATGCCGAACATGGCCGCGTCAGGCAATCTCTTCGTCGACTACGCGCCTGGAACCGGGACGGCGACCCCCACATCAGGCCCGTCTTTGGACTTCAGCGCGGATGCTGATAGCCAGTACCTTGTTCTGGGGATCATCTGATGGCTGGCGGCATCGTTCAACTGACCATTCTCGACGGCAACCGCGTCCAGCGGTCAGTGCAGATGTGGTCGTCAAATGGCTCGTTGTCGGGGTTCCTCACACCCTTGAGCCTGCCGGCGTCCTATGGGGCTACGCCCAAGGGCTACCAGCAGATCACCGACCTGACGGCTTCGATCGGCCTTACGGTTCCGGCCGGGTCCACCTATGCCATCGTCCAAGCCGAAACCGTGGACCTGCGCTGGCGCGACGATGGTGTGGCTCCGGGGGCTGCGGTGGGCATGCTGCTACCCTCTACTCAGACCATGATCTTCGCTGGCCTTTCCATGGCGGCCGTAAAATTCATCCAGACCACCGCAGGCGGCATCCTCAACGCGAGCTACTACCAATGAAAATCCTGATCGCCTTCTGTCTCGCGCTGATCCCTGGTCTTGCCGTGGCGGCCTCGCTGGTCACCATCTCCGGCGCCAACGGCAACCGGGCCACGGTGGACACCCCCGGAAACCTCAACATCAACTGCCAGGTGGGCTGTTCTCCAGGTTCGAACAGTTCGGTGGGGGCGACGGGATCGACCATCCCATCCCAGGCGACCTACATCGGCGTGCTCAACAGCGGCAACCTGAAGGGCTTGGCGGGAGAGACTGACGGTTCTCTGGACGTGCACATCAACGGCACACCTGCGGTCACGAATGCCGCTCTTACCTCCGTGGTCACCACCAACGGCTCGGCCTCGCCCGGGTCTTCCGTGCAAGTCGGCGCGAAGGGAAGTGGTGTCATCGCTCCGATCATCCAGGGCGATGCCACCGTCCCGATCAGCCTCGCTTCGGCCACGACCACGCAATTGATCGCCGTCTCGGGGTCGACGAAGATCTACGTGACCCACTACCATTTTATCGCCGCTGCGGCCGTGAATGTGACGCTGGTCTATGGGACCGGATCCAATTGTGGAACCGGTACGACCACGCTCGATGGGCCGATTCCGATCGGCTCCAACGGGGGCGGACTGGTTGCAGGCGCCGGTCTTGGTCCGGTCGACATCGTGCCTGCTGGAAAGGCGCTTTGTGTCACCACATCGACGAGCGCGAGCGTTGGCGGAAGCCTGACCGCCGCACAGTTCTAATGCGCCGCCTCAGCCTTCTCCTGGTCCTGCTCGGCGGCGTCTCACACGCTCAGACGCTGCCGCTCACGGGCGCTGGGCCGGCCGCAATAAGTTCTTCTGGCGGCTATGCTGACGGGCTCTCCGGAGCACCTAATTCCTCCCCCCTATATCCCGCACTGCTCGTTGGCTACCCGGCTCATCCACCGTGGAATGTTGCCGACGTCAGTCCAGGCTATGGGCTAGGACTCCAGTCCAACGTGAGCGTGTTCAAGGTTCCCGGTGTGGACGCGATGCCTTCGGGGGCGTCGTACAACGCCAGCACGCACCAGATTGTCACCAATGGGGGGTCCACGCTCAACGGTTGGGATTTAACCCAGGGTGGCGGGGTCGGCATTTACTGTCAAACCGGCGACATCACCGTCACCAACACTAAGTTCAAGATGGGGGCGAACGCCTCCGGGATCGACCCGCTTTATGGGGCAAGCGGCTGCGGAAACGTCACTTTCGAATTCAACAATGTCGACGGCAACAACACCACCACCAGCTCAGGGGCGATGCTGGACCTGACCAACCAGTCTGGCACGGCGACGATCGAGTACAACCGCTTCCTCAATAGCTCCGCCGACTACATCGACACCAACGCCACGGCGGGTGCTCACACCATCGTCGTCAAGTACAATTCCTTCAACACCAACGGGTCGGCCTACCCGGCCGCGCACCCCGATCTGATCCAGTGCTTTGACTCCTTCGCCAGCATCACGGTGGATGTCGAGTTCAACACGATCATGTACGACGATGCTCTCGGTTACGCCACGCAGGGCCTGACCTTCGGAGATAACTTCTTCGTCCCCACCTTCCTGGGGATCACCCTGGCGAACAACACCGAAGTCATGCTGGGGACGGGGACCGGGCTCCTCGGCGTCCACTACTTCTACAGCATCTCAATGGAACAGCTGGCGACGTCGGCGGCGGCCAACATCACATCCAACTACATCGACCCCACAGGCCTGACGCCGGGTTTCAACCTCTTCAACAATGGCGCTCCAACTTCTCTTGGCGTCTTCACCGCCTCGACCACGACTACGCTGATGACCGTCACCGGCATCACGAGCGGCAACGTCGCCACCAGTTCAGGCCAGCAGGGATCGCTCTTTGGCTCACCCACACCCCTGACGACCGGAACGCGCCTGGTGTATCCCAACGGTGGGAGCGGGACCGGAGGGACGGGGACGTACACCATCACGCCGTCGCAAAGTCAGGGGTCGGAGACCATCTCCCTGTACTATGGTCCGTACGCACTCGCCCCTGGAACCGTCACGCGCAGCGGCAACATCAACATGACCAACGGGGTGACGATTCCATGACCGTCAGCGGCGTTTCAACCTGGAACCCGGCCGTGACCTTCATGGTCCGCCAGTCGCTGATCAACGTCGGAGCGATCGCGGAGGACGAGGAACCCACGGGCCAGCAATATTCTGATGGCGTCTTCCAGCTCAACGCCATGGTCAAGTCGCTGGAGGCCACGGGGCTGCATGTCTGGACCGAGCAGGAAGCGATCCTGTTCCTTCAGGTCGGTCAGCCCAAGTACGTGATTGGCAATGGAGGGACGGCGCACACCTCCGATGCGGACCAGTGGGAGCAACTGAGCCTGCAATCCTCGGTTCTCGCTGGCTCGCCAGACCTTCCCTTCGCGCTCGTTCTGGGGGTCAGCGTCAACGATTCGATCGGGGTGGTGCTGGATAGCGGCCTGACCTTCTGGAGCACGGTTTCGGCGGTTTCGGACACCTCGATCACGCTTGCCGACCCGCTTCCAAGTTCCGCCAGCGGGGGCAACTTCGTCTTGGTCTATACGACCCCCATCCTGCGGCCCCTGAAGGTCCCCAAGGCCCGTCTGCTGACCTTCCAGCCCACTGGAGGGGCGGGACCCTCCGAGACGCCCATGACCGTCCTGTCGCGGCAGGGCTACATGGACCTTCCCAACAAGCTGTCCCCCGGGGTTCCAACGCAGTGGTTCTATTCGCCGCAGAGGGATCAGGGCTATTTCTACGTCTGGCCCGTGCCGATCGCCTCGAACTGGGCGGTGCGCTTCACGTGGTATCGGCCTCTTCAGGACTATCTGGTTCCCAACGACACGTCCGACTTTCCGCAGGAGTGGATCAATCCGCTGATCTGGAACCTCGCCCACGAGATGGGACCCAGCTACAGCGTGCCCCCCGCCAAGTGGGCGATGATAGAGAAGATGGCGGAGCAATGGGGCGACGTGGTGCTCAGCTACGACCGCGAGAGCGAGGACGTTCAGTTCGGTTTGGATTACACCAATTCGCTGGGGTATTAGGTTCAATGTCACCCCCGATCTTACTCGCGGTTGAGACGGCGGTCAGTCGGGCGCCGCAACTCTCAAACCAGAAGCTGCTGAACTTCTTGACCGAGCGCCAACCGCCCGATTCCAAGGGCGCGGCGCCGCTGTTCGGGGCTCCCGGTGTCGGGGCGTTCTCCAGCGCCGGGACGGGGCCAAGCCGGGGCGGCTGGAACTTCAACGGGCTGGCCTACTTCGTCTCCGGGGAGGAACTCTACAGCGTCGACGCCACGGGGCTTGAGACACTGCTGGGCTCGGGGATCACCGGGAACAATCCGGTGGGCATGAGCGACAACGGCGTGCAGCTGATCGTGGTCAACGGCGTGCAGGGTTGGATTTACACCCTGGCGACCAACGCCTTCACCCTGATTACTTCCGCGGCGTTTTACCCCGCCTTCACCGTCATCTTCATGGACGGCTATTTCATTCTCGACCGCGCGGGGACCAACGAATTCTTCCTCTCCGCCCTCTATGACGGGCTGACGTACAACGGCCTGGACTTCGCTTCGGCGGAGGGTCAGCCAGGGTTCGTCGTGGCCACGGTGCAGAACCTGCAACTGCTGTTCGTCATGGCCTCGGGACATATCGAGCTCTGGTACGACGCCGGGACCAACGACTTTCCGTTCCAGAGGTACGCCGGCGGGATCATCAACTACGGCTGCGAAAGCCCCTATTCGATCACCAAGCAGGACGGGGCGATCTTCTTCCTCGGCGCCGACAAGGTGTATTACCGCCTGCAGGCCAACGTTCCAGTCCGGGTCTCCACCCATCCCATCGAAACGCTGATTTCCAGGGATAACGACCTTGCTAACGCAGAGGTTTTCAGCTTCACGATCCAGGGCCACAAACTGGTGTACCTGACGCTTACGGGTTTGCAGGAAACCGTCGGCTTCGACATCTCCACCGGAAAGTGGCACGACCGCGACAGCGTGGACGAGGGGTTTATCTCGCTGGGCCGCTGGCGGGCGCGCTGCGCGGTGGAGATCTACAACAAAATCCTGGTGGGGGACGCGATTGACGGACGTTTGGGGGCGGTCGACTGGACCGTCTACACCGAGTACGGCAATCCCATGCGGGGCCTGATCCACACCGTCAACCAGCATCACGACCGCTTCCGCATCTTCATCTCCCGCTTCGAACTCGACGTGCAGGCCGGGGTTGGATTGACGACCGGTCAGGGGTCCGACCCGCAGATCATGCTCAGGCGGTCGAAGGACGGCGGCATGACGTGGTCGGTCGCGGAACCCTGGCGAGGGATGGGCAAAGAGGGCGAATACACCCAGCGCCTTCGCTGGCTGCGCCAAGGCCAGGGGCGCCAGATCATGTGGCAGTTGCTGGTCACTGACCCGGTTCCCCGGACGATCATCGCAGCGCATGCCGATATCGATGTGGGGAGCGGATGAGCAACCCCTCCAATCCCGACCTCGCCAGTTTCCCCGTTCCGCCCCCGCTGGCCAACTTCCCGTTCGGTCAGGTCGGGCAGGGGGGACAGGTCTATCCGACCACCACCTTCATGGAGTTCATCCAGATCCTCTGGGCGTCGATCCAGGGCGGGGGGGGGATTATCGACAGCGTCGTGCAACTTCAGCCGAACTACGGCCTTGCGGCTTCGGTGGTGGAATCGTTGCTGGCTGAACGCTCAGACCCGGAACAGTCCGTGGCGGCGTTCCTGGGGCGGCTGGTGGCCATGGAGGGGCGGCTTGAGGAAGTGCTCACCGCCGACCAGCCCAGGCCGCTGACGAGGCCCTCTGAGCCGATTATCCGGCTCTATGGCGACTTCCCCGGTCAACCTCCAGCAGGTGCTGAACTGTTCGCGGTTCCCATGGTGGGCGATGAGCACTTTCCGGCCGGGCTGGGTTCGGCTCTTACCGGAGGCCCTGGCAAGAGCTTCGGGTTGATCGGAACCGCCCCCACGCTTGCCGTCACCTTCCCGCTGAAGGTCAACGGGGCGCCGATCGGGACCATGAACGTCGGGGCTGGAGCTTCGGTGGCGACGTTCACCATGGCCAACCGGTATGACGCCACGGCGGGGGATTTGCTGGCCTTCTACGCCCCCACGCCGCAGGACGTGACGTTGAGTAGTCCGCGCTATACCTTCGTCGGCACGAGGAGCTGATTTGCATGGGAAACCGAGCCTACGCATCCGTCTACGCCGGGGTTTCTGTCTCGGCCGTGCAGGACGCCCACAGTCTGCAGACCACCTCAGGCATGGTCTGCGAGATCGACGAGTGGACCTGGGGACAGATCACGGCCACCGCCGTGGGCAATCTGCGCTTTTCGATGAAGCGGTTCAGCGGCGGCTATAGCATCGGGTCGGGCGGTTCGAGTGTCACCCCAAGACCCAGCGTCTTCGGCGACAGCGCCGCGACCTGTACGACCAGGGCCAATGACACGGTGCAGACCTCGGGGGGGACCTCCGTCACACTCCGGGGCGACGTCATCAACGTGCTGAACAACTACATCTACCAGCCCTACCGTGAGGACCGGCACTCCTTCACGATCAGCCAGGCCTTCGTGGTTTCTCTGGATACGGCGCCGGGCTCTGCGGAGACCTCCAGCGGCACCCTGACCTTTCGGGAGACCGTCTGATGGCCATCACCCGAACCCTCACCGTCATTGCGGTCCATGGCGAAGGCGACCGCGCCAAGGTCAACGCCGACAAGGCCGCGCTCAACCGCGTCGCGGCGATGGACGAGGCGCGGGCCGGACGAACGCCCGGCGATCACCTCACCGCTCCTCCTGACGAGCCGCCACAGGTCCTCGTGGTCCTGCGCGACGACAGCCACCATGAGCGGGTGGAACTGCACCTGACCACATGGGAGGAAGTCGACGCCCTCAAGGCTATCGCGGGCTATGACGCTGAAAAGCGGCATTGGAAGTCGGGCGCGCAGATCGTGGTCACCTATGGGCAGTGAACTCGGCTCGCCCGACGATCATCATCGGCCGGTTCCCGAGGGGTCCGGCGCCATGGTGTGCCTGGGGTTCTCGTGGGCCGACATCGTCGAACTGCTGGGCGAGCGGATCGCCAAGGCGGCGCCGGAGGTGACCCGCAAGCGCACGATCTGGAGCGTGCATGCCCGGTCCAATGGTGTCCGCATCCTGTTCTTCGACGACGATGACGCCCACGCGCGGTTCCTGCAGGCGAGCGTGAAGGATAGCGGCCCGCAGGTGCACGCTGGGCGGATGGTGGGCTAGATGACCGTCCGCATTTACCGCTCCACGGACGCCAGCGCGCCGACGCTCACCGGACAGGCTGGCTCGCTCACGACCCTGCTTGATGCCGTGCTGGTCAATGGCTACGGCTCACAGACGGCGGCGGGATGGTCGATCAACCAGACCACGACCAACAAGCGCGGCTATCTGCAGAATACGACCGGATCGAATAATCCCTCTGGGATGCTGCTCTATGTCGACGACACCGCGCCGACGACGGCCAAGGAAGCGCGGGTCTGCGGTTTTGAAACCATGTCGGCGATCACGCCCACTGGGACCGGGCAGTTTCCGACGTCAGGGCAGTCTTCGATCGGGACTGGGCAGCTCGTCATCCGCAAGTCCACCACGGCCGACGCCACGGCCCGGGCTTGGACGTGTATTGCCAACGGGCAGAGCCTCTACTTCTTCGCCGAGACGGGCGACCAGACGTCGCCCATCGCGGCGTTCCCGTTCTTTTTTGGCGACTTCTTCAGCTACAAGACCAGCGACTCCTACGCGGTGGGCATAATTGGGCGAGCGGTCGAAAACGGCAGCTCCCCCATCAACGATCCGCTACATGCCATTGGCGTGCAGTCGGGTTCGGCGACACCAATGACGCAGGTATGCGTCGGCTGCTATGCCGCCCGCAACTGGACGGGGGTCGGCGGCTCCGTCCAGTTCGGCAAGATGATCGATTCCTCCTTGATGGGATCTTCAGGAAACCAAGCCGCGAGCGGTTCCCTAGGTAATGCGTCAATCGCGATGGGGCGAAACACCAGCACGGCGAACTTCGCCTATCCCAATGGGTCTGATGGCGCACTTTGGGTCTCACCGATCAGGATCAATCACAGCAACGCCATCCGAGGCTATCTGCCTGGGTTGTGGGCTCCGCTCCACGACCGCCCGCTGAACCACAACGACACATTGACGGTATCAGGCGGAAACCTGAACGGCAAAAGCCTGATCATACAGCAGATCCCGGCGTGGACAGGCGGTACGGATGTGGGGCAGGTCGTGGCCGAGACCTCGAATACCTGGGCCTAGCCGATGGCTACGACCTGGGACCCAAACAACAAGAGCGCCACCGAGACACTGAGCGGCGGCAACCTGACGGCAACGTCTAGTGGAGTTGGCACAGTCGGAGCAACCCGCGTGCTGACCAGCCCGCTGAGCTACTTCGAGGCCAAACCCTCCACGCTGACGGGGACGGTCGCCGTGGGCCTCGTCAACCGGGGCTACAACATGGCCTCGGGGACGATCCTTGGCACAGATGCCAACGGGGTTGGTTTCAAGTCCAGCGGCGCGGTGGTGATCAACAACGCGACCGTCTCGACCATCTTCACCTATGCCAACATCGACACCATCGGGGTCGCCATCGACCTCTCCAACAAGCTGATCTGGTTCACCAAGAACGGCACGACGTGGAACAACGACGTCATCGGCAATCAGAACCCGGTGGGCGCCGTTGGCGGGATTAGCCTCGCGACGATGACGCTCGGTTCGGCAATCCCTGCGGTCAGTGGCTCGTTGACCGGCGCGGTCTGGGTCGGGGTGTTCAGCGGTTTCGCCTACACCGCGCCGACGGGCTTCAACTCGGTGGATACGTGCGGGGCCACCGCGACCAACAGCGACACGTCCAAGACGGCGACCTATTCGACCACCGGCCCGACCACCAACCATGCGGTGACGATCACGGTCAACGCGCGGGCCTCGGTCAATCCGGGCTCCTACGGCTCCAGCCAGAAGATATCGGGCACGATCACCGAAAGCGGGTCTCCCGTCGCCAAGTCCGTGATGGTGTTCCAGACGGGAACCGGGGAGTTGATCGGCGCGGCGACCTCCAGCGCCGTTGACGGCTCGTTCGCCATCAACACCCAAGGCGTCTCGGGAACCATGTTCGCGGTCGCCTTCGACCCGACCACCTATCGAGCCCTAGTCTATGACGCTGTGCAGCCGGTGTAGCGATGCCCTACGCGCCGCCCGCCGGTAACGCCGTCAACTTCAACTTCGTCGGAGGATACACCGCGCCGGGCGGCAACGCGGTCAAGTTCGCGTTCGGTTCGGTCCCCGCGCCATCGTTCGCCAATGGCAAAGCGTCATTCAAGACCGCTGGAGATCGCGACGATGACGACCCCCTTGCCCGGCGCCGACTGACCTCCTCGCCCGGGAACGTCGCGCCGGTCGTCGCTACGCCAACCTTCCGCCGCCTGCCGCTCCTCGATCCGCCGGACGATGACTGGAGGCCCCCGCAACGACGTTTCGTCTCGGGTGTCTCCTCGCCAGCATCATCCCCCACATGGCGGCGCACGACATCCCGCTTTGACGACCTCCCCGACGACCTTCCGCCCCGCGCCCGCTCGGCCTACGCCTTCTTCTCCCCCTCCGCTGGCGTGCGCCCCGTGCTCTTCGTCGTGACATAAGCCCAAGGTTCATGTTAGCCATGCGTTGGAGGGCGAAGGCACTGCGCCACTTGGGTTAGGCCAGGAGCGCCAGTGTCCGTCATCATCCTACCGATCATCGAGCCGGTGCAGATCGCCAACGTGGCGACGCTGTACTTCACCGCCACGCTGCGGACGACGATCGACAAACTCAATGTGAGTAACCCCGACGCAGCCACACCGTACAGCGTCACCCTCTATTGGGTTCCCGCCGGTGGGGCTCCGACCAGCGCCAACATCATCCAGCCCGTCCGCGCGCTCCAACCGCTGGAGTCGTGGGACGCGTGGCCGTTGATTGGGCAAACCCTTGGAGTGGGGGATATGATCTACGCCCTGGCCAGCACGGCGGCCAAGCTGAACCTCTCGGCGAGCGGAAGGACGTACTCTCCGTGATCCGCGTCGAACGAAACCCCGCCTTCTGGTTTGATGTCGCCAGCCACCCTCAGGTTGCTGAGGTGATGGGGCATTACAGTGCTGAACAGATCACGGCCATCATCAGTCAACCGGGCCTTTTGCCGTTGGCGGCGGATCACGGCGGCTTTCTCTTCCGCCGCTGCGACGGCTTCGGCCGTGTCTGCGAACTCCACACCCTGTTCAAGCCTGACGGATGGGGGCGCGAGGTCAACACCGCCGCCAAGGAGGCGTTCGGGTTCGTGTTCTTCACGGCCGGATGTCAGATGGTGATCACCTATGAGATGGCCGCGAACAAACACTCGCGTCCTCCGCTCTCGTTCGGTTTTGTGCCCATCGGAACCATGGAGCCGTCGGACTTCGGCGAGGCTCGTAGTTGGTTCCTGACCCGTGACGCCTGGACCTCATCCCCGGCTGGGAGAAAGACATGCCACTAGTTGCCCTAATCCCCGCCGCAATCGGCATCGGAAGCGCCGTCATCAGCGCTCATGGCGCGCAGTCGGCCGCCAATACCCAGGCCAATGCCGCCAACCAAGCCGCTGCGACCCAGTTGCAGATGTACAACCAGACCCGCACCGACCTGATGCCCTACATGACCACGGGCTCGGCGGCGCTGTCGCAACTGGCCAACCTGTGGGGCATCGGACCAGGGGGAAGCGGCACCCCGAACGCCGCTGCGGCTACATCCGCCCTCACGCAATTTCCCGGCTATCAGTTCGGGCTCAACCAAGGTGTTCAGGCCCTGGATAGGAGCGCCGCCTCTCGGGGTCTGGCGCTCTCGGGGGCTCAGCTTCAGGCCACCCAGCAGTTCGGCAACAACTACGCCATGCAGCAGGCGTGGAACCCGTACGTCTCCCAACTCAACAGCCTCTCCAGCCTGGGCGAGGACGCCGGGGCCAGGGTCGGCAATGCCGGTGTCACCACTGGGCAGGGCGTCGCCTCTTCCCAACTGGCGGCAGGACAGGCGACAGCGGCGGGTCAGGTGGGCGTCACCAATTCGATCAATCAAGGCTTGGGCGGCCTCGGAAATCTCATTTCGTCCTATGGCAACAATGCTGCCGCCAGCGCCGGCTCGCAACTCGCCGCCAGTGGCAACTACTACAGCGGCAGTTACGCCGGCGGCGAAGTCCCGTTCTAAGGAGCACGACCCGATGAAGATGCCCAAAGGCTCAAGCCACGGCCCATCCAAACCCCGCTTCCGCGCGCGCAAGATCAACGTCGCGGGCAAGAGCGCCTTCCCGCAGGGTCCCGCAGCCTTCAGCGCTGGGGCTGGGAGCGGTGCGCCAGACCCGTCGCAGGCATTCGATGCTCCTGGGGCTGGGACCGGCGGAATGCCTCCAGGCGGCGCGCCTGGGGACGCACAGGGGTAAACCATGGCCGGTTACGGCGGACAGTTAGTCGCGCTCAACGTCGAGACCCCGACGGAGATCCAATCGGATCTGGCGAACGCGAGCCTTGCGACCTCGAAAAGCCAGCTTGCGGCGCAGACACTGCCCAGCGAGGTCTCGTTGGCGCAGTCGCGGGCCAGTCTGGGAGCCTCAGAGGCGGGCAAGTCCGCCCTGGACCTGACCGAGGCCAACGAGTCCCATCCGCTGCGCCAAGCGGCGATCGCCCGCACGTTGATCGCCAATGCCGCCTCAGCCGTCGATCCGAACGATCCTGACGCAGCGACCAAGTGGGACGAAGCGCTGAAGAAAGCCGCAGCGGCAGGGGCTGGAGACCAAGCCCTGCAACTGGTCGGCCACTACAGCCCGCAACTCCAAGGCCGGGTGACCAGTGCGTTTTCAGCCTCCACGCCTCAATCGGCCCTCGCGGCGTTGGGCGATCAGACCGGGATCGCTGGAAGCCAAAGCCAACTGGCGGGGGCACCAGCCCAAGGCGGTAGAACAGACCCCCAGACGCTCTACGCCAACATGCCGCTGGCGCAGCAAAAGCAGATGCTGGCGCACTTCGACGTCCTGCGCGCCGCCATCGACAGGGTTCAAAACTCCTCCAACCCGCAAGCTACCTTCGATCAGGAAGCTCAGAACCTGGGCGTCCCGCAGTACAAGGGCACCAACTGGCTGCAAGAGATCCAGACCCTGGCGCCGGAGATCGTCCAGCACGATATTTATCTGCGCCAAGCCATATCAGCCCAGGATGCGGGAATTCCGCTGGCCAAGCCTCAAGGCGAGGTCAAGGAAGTCGGCGGCGTGCTCTACCGCATGAACCGCGACGGAACAGTGACGCAACTCACCCAGCCGACCAGCAAGTACCAGGCGATTCCAGGGTCGATGGACGACAACATGCGTCCCTACATCCTCGATACGACTACCGGGAAACTGACGTCTGGCGATGCGGGAACTGCGGGAGGAACGCAAGCCTTCCCAATGGCGTCCTACATCGACCGCACGGTTGGGGCGGAGTCCGGCGGCGCGGCCAACGCCCGTAATCCCAAGTCGAGCGCCACGGGGGCAGGGCAATTCGTGGATGCCACGTGGCTTCGCTTGATGAAGGCCAACCATTCGGACCTGACCGCCGGCAAGTCCGACGCGCAGATCATCGCCATGAAGACCGACCCCAAGCTCTCACGGGAGATGGTGGGCGACTACGCCAACGAGAACGCGGCGGCTCTGACCAGTGCGGGCGAGCCGATCAATCCGGCAACCTTGGGTATGGCGCACGCCGTGGGACCTGCAAACGCCATTCAGGTGCTGGGCTCGACCCCCGATACGCCGATGTCGAGCATTCTGTCTCCCCGCGAACTCAAGGCCAACCCACAGTGGGCATCCATGACGGCGGGTCAGTTCGCGACCTCCATTGCGGGGCGCTACAGCGGCATGGGTGGAACCGCTGGTGGAACCGTGGCGTCGACCATGGGTGGGGCGCAGACTGGCGGCGCTTCTGGCGGTATTGGCTCCGATGTCCACGGCGCCGACTACCTCAAGACGTTGCCACCCAACATCGCCACCCAGGTCCAGGCGCTGGCGGACGGCCGGATGCAGTTCCCATCCGGCTTCGCGCTCACCAAGCCGTTCTGGCAGAAGATGATCGGTCTGGTGGCGCAGTATGATCCAACCTTCAACCAGTCGGACTACAACGCCCGCGCCAAGACCCGCGCGGCGTTCACGTCGGGTCAGGAAGGGCGTAATATCACCTCGTACAACACCGCCATTGGCCACCTTGAGCAGATGGACCACGCCATCGACGCCTTGGGGAATACGCCGTTCTCATGGTGGAACGCTCCCGCCCAGCGCATCGGCCAACTCACGGGTGACATGCACACTCAGGCGGCGATCGCCAATTTCAACACCGTCAAGGGCGCTGTCACCTCTGAGATGGTTAAGTCCCTCAGAGGGTCCGGCGGCGCGGAGGCAGATATCCAGTACTGGATGAAGCGGTTCGATCAGGCCGATAGCCCCGCCGCTCTCCATGCCGCCGTGAAGGAAGCCGCCAGCCTGCTTGGCTCGCGCATCGATGCTCTGACCGACCAGTACAACACCGGCATGGGTACATCCAACAAGACCATCCCAGGGCTGTCGCCGCATTCGGCCTCTGCGTTGGCGAGATTGCAGGGGCTTCCTCAACAGGTCGCCGATGCCGGGACTTCCGCAGCGCCTGCGCCAGCTGGAACCGTTGGGTTTGGTCCCAATGGGCATACACCGATCTTCACGCGCGATCAGGCGTTGGCGGCATCGAAGAACCCCGCCAACTCTGGACATCAGTTCTACCTGCAGGGCAGCGACGTTATCCAGAGCTTCCACTGATGGCCGATCCTTGGTCTCCCGTCGCTGCGCCCCCTGCGTCATCCGCGTCGAGCGGCGATCCATGGTCCCCGATGGCGACCACGAACGCCACCGACCAAGGCCAGTTCTGGCGTGGTATCGCGGAGGGCGGCGAAGCGACCTTGCGCTCAATCCGCGACGTCACGTTTCCAGATCCAAAGACGATCCTGGGGAATGTGGCCACCGCGACGGACACCATCGGCGATCTGATCCGCGCGGCCACGGCTCCAGCAGGTGCGCCCAAGACCCCCATCCGCACCGACCTTGGGACCGGCAGGCTGTCGACGCAATCGACCTTCACAGGTCCCGCCAAGACATGGGTCGAAACCCCGCCAGCCACGACGATGGGGCGGCTTCAGCGCGGGGCTGGGGCGGGGGTTGGTGGAACGATCTTCGGCGGTGGGCTTGCAGGCGCTGGAGAGGGCGCGGCGCTGACCGTGGGTCAGATGATGCGCAACCTCACCATTGGGGCTGGCGCTGGGGCAGCGAGCGCTGAAGCCCAGGAGGCTGCACCGGAGGCCCTCAAGCCCGTAGCAGGCGTCGCTGGAGCCGTGCTGGGCGGTTTGGCGACCCACGGGGCCATCGAAACCCCCGGAGCGATTGCACGGGGCGTTGGAGGGGTTGCGGAGCCCTTCACGACGGCGATGGGACCGGCCGTCAACGAGGGCAACGCTGGAGCTCTGGCTGCTGGCAACTCCCCCGTTGCTCGAGCAGCCGCCCGTCAACTCACCGCCGCTGCGACCGATCCAGCCGCTGTGCGCGCTTCGGTCGCAGGAGGACCCGACTACATCGTCCCCGGTTCCGAACCGACCAGCTTCCAGCAGAGCGGAGACTTAGGGCTAGGGGCGGCGGAACGAGCCGCAGCCACGCGCAACGCGGTTCCCTTTCTCGCTCGTGAGGCGCAACAGAACGTCGCGCGGACCACCGAACTGCAATCGATCCAAGCCGGGGGTGATCCCAACGCCCTGACATCAGGTCTGCGCGCCAACTTCGACGCCCTGGACGCGAGGACGCAGGCTGATCTGGACCGCGCCACGAATACCGCACGGACAGCGGCCAACATCGGTGGTGAGGGAACCCCGGAAGGCTATGGCGAGGCGACCCGGACAGCGGTCCTGCAAGCCGAGACGGCCGAGAAGGTGCGGATGCGGGGGCTTTACGAGGCGATCGACCCCAACCACGACATGCTGGGCAACGCGCAGCAGACCATTCGGGAAGCCGGGGATATCCGCTCTTCCATCGGCCAAGCCGCCAAGCCCATGGAAGGCGAGGAAGCGGCGATCTTCGATGCGGCGCAGGCCCTCAAACCGTTGTCGCCGCTCAGCGACATCATGGACATGCGCAGCCGGGTTTCCGCCGAGATGCGCCGCCAGCAGCTTCCGACTGGAGACCCGCAGTCTCTACGACGTCTGACGATGTTGAAGTCCGCTATTCAGGACAATCTGGCCACCACCATCGCACACCAGATTGCGAATGAGAGCGGCGCAGTTGATCGTGGGGTTCTTCCGCTCGCCGATTCGACGGCGGCGCGCATTCAGGCATGGGTGGATGAATACCGTCAGCAGCAAACCCAGGCCCGGACAGGCGGTGGCGGACCAACTGAAGGGGTTCCCGCTGTCGGAGCACCCATCCATGCTGGCCCTGATGGAACAGGACTTCCGCCGGAGGGCGGACTTGCCGGTGCTCCAGGCGATACGGGACTACCGCCTAATGCTCCAACCATAGACCCCGCCGCGTTGGCGCGCATGAATGCGGCGACAGCGGAGTACGCCGGCTATAAGGCCCGCTTTGGTGCGCCTCCCATCAGCTCCGTAACAGCGGGGTCAGGTGGTCTCTTCCGCCTTCCTGAGGGTCTGGTGGCGGGCAAGTTCTTCCATCCCGGTCCCAACGGCTTCAACGACATGCAGGCGCTATTCAAGGCGGTGGGGCCTGAGAAGTCGCTTCCCGTCATGGTCGATTACGCCGCTTCCAGCCTTCGCAGAGCCGCCATGCGCACCGATGGCACGCTTGATCCGGCCAAGTATCAGGTGTGGGCCTCGCGTCATGCCGACGCCTTGCGGGCGCTTCCCGATGACATTCGCAGCCGGTTCGCCAATGCCGCCGACGCCGCCAAGGTGATCACGGCGGCTGGGGCCTCCCGAACCCTGGCGCTGAAAGCCTATCAGGCCGGCGCCTTGGGCCGCGTCATGCATCTGACCAGCGGACAGGACATCGTGCGCACCGTGGGCAACATCATGGGGTCCAAGACGGCGGTTGCGGACCTGAAAGGGCTCTTTGCGGAAGCGCAGAAGGCTGGACCTGATGCTGTGGAGGGACTTCGCCAAGCGGTGGTCGATCACGTCGCGGACAAGTACATCGGCAACACCGAAGCGGGAACCACGGGGGTCTCAGCCCTGAAATCCGACGCCTTCCAGACCTTCGTGCGCACCAACAAGGAAGGCTTGGAGGCGCTATTCCCTGACGAGAAGGTCGAGAGTTTTGAACGCCTGGCGCGCGAACTGCAACGTGGAGCACGGTCGCAGAACGCCACCAAGATCAAGGGGCAGTCCAATACCATGCAGGACCTCACGGCTGCAGCGGGAGGCAAGGCCACACCTGCCGTGGTCCGCAACCTGTTGAGCGGTCTTGTGGGAACCGGAGGAGCGTTAGCGCATGGTCCCATTGGCGGTGTTGCTGGATGGGTGGGCGCGAACCTGGTCCTGGCCATGCGGGAAACCGGCATCAACCGCGTGCAGGACCTCGTGGCTCAAGCCCTTCTTCATCCCGCCGTGATGCGCGAGCTGCTGGCCAAGACGACAAAGACGCGCCGGGCCGGGGATGGGCTGGCCAATGCCTTGCGGATCAGCGTCCGCGCTGCCGTCGGGACCGCCAACCAGCCGTAAGCTTTTGCATTCGGGGCGGCGCGTGCTAGGCATGGCCAGGGCGAAGGCACTGCGCCACAATCACAGATCGTGAGCGAAAGCAGTGGCGAGCGGACCCCGGTTTTACATGCCCTTCGCGAACGTCGTGGACCCTGCGGGTGTCCCGGTTCCTGGGTCTGAGCTAAATTTCTACCTGACGACCAGCAACACCCGCGCCGCCACCTACGCTGATTTCGCCCTGACGGTCCCGAACGCCAATCCGGTTGTCGCGGATGACGCCGGGCGGTGGCCGGATATCTTCCTCGATCCGGCGATCACGTACAAAGTCGTCCTGACGACCGCCAGCGATCCCGGTCCCGCCGTCGAGATCGGCACCTACGACCCTGTGGTTGAGGCATGGTTCACCGCCAACGCCACCTATTTCGACCAGCCGTTTGAGTTCCTGGGGGGAACCCCTCCCCTGGCCAGCGAGGTCATGGGCCTCTTCGTCGCCACCCGGGCGCTGAAGATATACGGCAACTTCGATGGAACCTCAGCGGGTCTGGCCAAGGCGCACGGCAAATGCCTGATCCTGCCGACGGCCGATTTCGTGATCACGGTGAACAAGAACACCGCCCCAGTGGGCACGATCACCATCAACCACACGACCGGCGTGTTCACCTTCGCCACCACGGCGGGGGCAGAAATCGATCTGGCGGCGGGGGACTATCTGGAGTTCATCGCCCAGGTCGCCCCTGACGCCACCATCGCCAATGTCGGCTGGACGGTCACGGGGATTGCCACGTGAGCACCGTAACCGTCCTTCCCTTTGGCGGCGGCGAGATGGGGTCGTTTGACCCCTCCACCAACGCCGTGGTGGAATCCGTCGGAGCCTCCCACAACGCCACTTATGCCCGATGCGCCATCGATATTCCGTCAGGCAACTGGATGACATCCCCGACATGGACGGCGGCGTCAACCTTCTGGTTCCACGCTGATCTTGCTGTGGGTCTGCCCTTCGATCCGGCGACGGACGGTTATGTCCTGCAGTTCCTGAACGGCGCCAATGAAGTCATGCGGATGACCGCCACGGGCGAGACGTCCATGACGTGGAAGTTCTACACCCGCCAGTCGGCCGTGATGACATTGGCGGGCAGTTTTACGGTTCCAACCTTTGGAGTCGGCTATAACACTTACGATTTTGGCATCGTGGCAGGTGGAGCGGGGACGTTCTCGGCCTATTCCGCTGGAACGCAAATGTTCAGCGTGATCGGTCTTGACCACAGCTCGTGGTCAGGCGTGACGCAGGTCAAACTGTTCTCCTGCGGCGATGCGTTCGGAGCGTCCACGGATGCGGCCTGGAGCCAAGTCATCTGCGATTCCACCCCCCATATTGGGGATCGCCTCTGGACCTACCCCATCGATACGAACAGTGCGGTCAACACCGGTTGGACCGGAGACGTCAGCGATATCGACGAGATCGTCTACAATGATGCCAACTTCATCGGGGCTCCCTCTGCTGCTTTGGTCAGGACATTCTTCGCCAACGGCTTCAATCTGGGCGCCAAGAACATCGTCGCAGTGCTCACCGGCTCACGAGCCAAGAAAGCCGCCACCGGCCCCAGCGCGTTGAAGAACACCATCCGGGTCAACGGCGCCAACGCCAGCGGCCCGACGATCAATCTCGATGTCGGATTCCAGGCCTGCTGCAATAGCTGGACGACCAATCCCACACTTGGCGGGGCATGGGTGGCGGCCAATGCGCAGACGGTGGAAGCTGGCGATACGTCGGTGACGTGATGGTTGACCAGATCGATGTCCCCAAGGTCAATCTCTATGCCGATGTCGGCGGCGCTCTGGGTAACGCCATCGTCACGAAGGTGACGCTATACGCCATCGTCAACGACGACACCCCCCCTCCTCCTCCCGCGCCCCGGCGCCGCAAGGTCAATGTCGCCATCCGCTACGGCGGCGCGAAGTGAAAGGACCCGCATGACCAGTTTCACCCTCGAACAAGCCGAAGCCAAGCGCGCTGAGGTCAAGGCCGCCTATCTGGCGCTTGGACCCCTGCTGCGCCCCTCGCACCGCGTGCAAGCCGCCTACCACGCGCTGGGAGCGGCTTTGGAAGACGCCGACCCGATGGTGACGGAACTGGAGACGCAGGCGTTCGGGGCGGTGATCAGGCCTCTGGATGGCGATCCAAAAAGCTAGGCCATGGACCGGGTTAGCCTTGGATTCCTGATCGCCTGCCTCGCGGGGCTCTTCGTCAGCACGCAGGCGCTGAAATCAGAGCGGGACGACGCCATGACGGTCTCGGCCATGCTGCTGTGCGCGTGGGCCTGGAGCAAGGTGCTGTTGGCCTTCGGTATTTCCCCGCTCGGCTTCTACTGGTTCACCGATGCGGTTCAGGCGGCGATCGTCGGGGCGCTCTGGGCCTCTCAGCCGGCGGCGTGGAAGATGGCCATCCTGTTCGCTCTGCTGGACAAGGAGATGCTGCACGTCACCTACCGCCTTGGTTGGACCGGAAATCCACACAACTACAAGCTATGTCTGAACATCCTATTCGCGATAGAACTGCTTTGCGCATCTTGGCCTGGAGGGTGGAGGATTGGACTTGCTGCTGGCGATTGGTGGTCTGTTCGTAGTCGCTGGCGTCGTCGGCTTGTGTCTGTCTCTGGACGATGCCTTTCGGACAAAGAAGCGCCGAAATGACCGCCGATAACGGGCTGTTCGTCGACCGCGATATCCTCAACGAGATTCGCAACGACGCCCGCGAGGCACGGGACGGGGTGTTGCAGCTCAAGGCGGTCATGGGTGAACAGAACATTCCGGTCAAACTTGCCGAGTTCCGCGCCGAGATGAAAGCCAACCATACCGAACTGCGCGCCGACGTGGTTCACGCCATCGACCGCACGCGGTCGGAGGCGAAGGAAGCCGACGCAAACCTTGCGGCGAATATCAACCGACTGGCGGACCGGATCGAACCCCTGGAGGAGGATTTTCACCAGCGCACCGGGGGGGCAAAAGCGCTTCAGATCCTCAAGGACTGGGGAGCGTTCTTTGTCGCGGCGGGAGGGTCTGTGATCGCCTACGTGGCGGCCAAGGGGCACCCCTAAGCCGGCATCCTTGTCCGCACGGGCGACGCAGCGTAAGCACGACCTTGCCACAAGGAACCTTCCCACATGTCGAGCGCCAATTTCGCGGCTTGCTTAGCGGTGGTTCTGCGCAGTGAAGGTGGTTTTAATCCCAACGATGGGGCAGGCGTCGGCGCGACCCAGATGGGGATTACGCAGCGCACGCTCTCGGCTTGGCTGGGCCATCCCGCCGGCGCATCGGACGTCAAGGCGCTGACCCTTGAGACTGTCACCCAGATTTACCGTGAGGACTATTGGGCAGTTGTCCGCGGCGACATGATCCCCGCCGGCCTTGACCTGATGATCTTCGACGAAGCGGTCAACCAGGGGCCGGGACGAGCCATCAGGACCATGCAGAGCGCCTTGGGGACGATGGTTGACGGTCTGGTCGGGCCGCTGACCCTGGATGCTCTGGCGCACTGCAACCCCGAACTGATGATTGACCGGGTGGTGGCGATGCGCGCCGCCCTCTATCACAAGGCAGGGCTCTGGCCTCAGTACGGCGCGGCATGGATGCACCGGCTCTACAGCACGGCGGGACAGGCGCATGCCATGACGCGGGCCGGGACGGTGGTTCTTGAGCCATCGCCACCTATCGCGCCTGCGGTTGATCCCGGCCCTGTGCCCCTGGCTCCCGCTTCCGTCAACCATGCGCTTCCGTTGCCAACTTCGTCAGTCGTGATCCCGCCCGTGATCCTCCCCGCTCCACCTGCCAAGACCCCCGTGGTCGCCATCGGCGCCGGGGTGGCTGGAACGGTCGTGGCCGCTGGAGCCGTCGTCATAGGAACCCATCAAGTGGCCGCCATCGACCTGAAACCCCTCATCGACCTGGCGTTCCAGATCGTCGACGGGACCATCATCACCGTGATTGTCCCCTGGCTGGCCTACCGCGTCCTGCAGTGGCTGGGGATCAAGAAGGACAGCGCCATCGCTACCCAGGTCCTGACCGCGACGGAGAATGGCGCGGCTCTGGCTCTGTCGAAAGCCAACGAATACGCCGACGCGCATGGGACCGTGATGCCCAAGTCCGCCATCGTCGCGACAGCCCTGAACTACGCCAAGACAGCGGTTCCCGATGCGGTCACCAAAGCGGGCCTGACCACCCCGGCCGGCCAAGAGCACCTTGCCAACATCGTCGAGGCGCAACTCCAGAAACTCACCATAGGGAAGACACCATGAGACGCCTGCTGACGATGCTCGCCTGCACAGCCATGCTTGCCGGTTGCGAGACATCGCAACTGAGCAGCGCCGCGCAGATCAACGAGAAGGCGGATACCGAGGCCAGCCTCCTCTATGCCGCCATCGCCACGATCCTGAACGGTCACGAATCCCTCGCCACCACGACGCCGGCTCAGAAAGCCCATGACGAGGCGATCAAGCTGAAGGCGTGGAACGATCTCATGATCGAACGCCAGGCCTATGCCGCCGGTGGGACCGTGATCCTCACCGCATTACAGGCGGATCAAACCTCAGCCAAGGCGGCGACAGCCCCTTAAGGAGACCACCCATGGGAAGCGTTCTGGCCATCCTCCAACTCATCGAAGCGATCGCCCCGCAACTGATCGGACTGGGCACACAGGCCGTCGAGGCGTTCCAGGCCAACGATCAGGTCAAGCTGGACGCCATCCACGCCCAGGCCCGCGCGGCGGCCGACGCTTTGAAGCCCGCAGGGGCCTGAGCCGTCTTGGATGCGCCATGAAATCAGCGCATCTTCACAGTTGCGATCAATCGCCACACCCTTAGGGAGATAATCCATGGCTGGTTCTGCAGTCCAAACCCTCGTGCTGATCTTTGAACAGTTCGTGACCAAGGTCGGAGACGACGACGGCAAGTTCGCCCAGATGCTCGCTGACCTGAAGGCGACGCTGGGCACGGAAGAAACCGAGATCGAAGGCGTTGCCGCTCGCGTCGCCACGCTTGAGAGCGCCGCCCCCGTCGACCTGTCGGCGATCCTCTCCCGTCTGGATGCGGACGAAGCCTCGATCAAGGCGCTGCAGGACGCCCCGCCAGTCCCGGTCGACCTCACGGCGCTGACGACCCGCGTCCAGGCGCTCGAGGATCGCAACGCCGCGGACGATGCCGCCGCCGGCACGCTCAACCCCCCGCCTCCTCCGCCTCCTGTGCTGGGTCTGTCGCCGACCACGCTGGCGGATGCGGAAGTGGGTCAGCCCTACTCGGCCACGATCACGGCCTCTGGCGGGGTCTCGCCCTACGCCTTCTCCATCGCTTCGGGGTCTCTGCCCGATGGGCTTTCCATGGCCCCGGGTGGTCTGATCAGCGGCACGCCGACGGCAGCGGGAACCTCCAGCGTCTCCATCCAGGCCCACGACGCCAACAACGTGCTGGTCTCGGCGGACTACACGGTGGTGGTCGACCCGATCCCGGCGCCGGTTCCGATCACGGTGGAACCGACAGCGGTCAGCGGAACGTCAGGAACCCCCATCACTGGCGCTTTCTCAGCCTCTGGCGGTTCGGCGCCGTTCACCTTCGCCATCGACGTGACGCCCGATGGGGTCAGTGTCGCGGAGGATGGAACGGTAAGCGGGACCCCGACCACGGGGGGTGGAACCACATCCATCGTGACGGCGACCGATTCGACGGGTGCGACGGGTTCGGCGACGGTGAGCTGGTCTATCGGTTAGAAGGACGCGCTCAGCTATCAAAGCGTCCATGGGCCGCTCCGGGAAACTGGAGCGGCCCTCTTCTATGCGCCGTTGGCGGCTTCGGTCGTCCCATAGGCCAAGTCCTCCAGCTTGCGCAGGATCGGCCGCAACTCGGCAAGGACTGCGGAGGCCGCTTGCCTCAGGGCTTCCTCGCGGGCGCAGCGCTCACCCTCGGAATGGCCCATCGCGAAGCCTTCGGCGCGGGCGGACTGGATGGCTTCCTGAAGGCTGGTCATCGGCGTTCATCCCGTGCGCAGTCTGGACACAGATGCAGCCAGTCCTCGCCAACCTTCTTGGCAATCCAGCGCTCGGCGCGGAATTCCTGAAAGGCCACGTTGAACTCGCTCTCTTGGGTGTTGAGAACGTCGTCGCAGCCATCGCATTCGAAGACCACGAAACCACCTTGGCGGTCGATCATGCCGCATCCTCCGCTTCATACAGCGCGCGGGTTTCCGCACCCCAGTCCGGCGGATTGTCCACCGCCCCATGATGGCCGCTGCGCCAGCCCTTGCAGGTCTGATAGTGCACCGTGTAGTGGCCCCGGATCGGCCCCTGCGGAGCGAGGCACAGGGCCGTGACAGGTCCTCCACCCTCGGACTTGGCGATCATCTCGCTCCAGTACCGACAGCCGGCGCAGTCGCGGGTCTTACCGTGCGTCCGCATTGTACGCCTCCAGCAGCCGCTTGGCCTTGTCGGTGAGGGTGTAGTTGGCCCGTCTTCCCCGTGGCTGGCGGTTTTCGATCAGGCCGGAGCGCATCAGATGTTGCCGCATCGGGGTCTCATCGAGGTAGATGCCAAAGCCGATGCGGGCGACCTGGCGGGAGATCGTGCGCAGAGTGTCGATCAGGTCATGGTCGGCGATATCGCTCATGCCCGCACCTTGGCGCGGCGGGTGCAGAGCGAGACCACATCGCCGATGGTCTCCAGACGCTCAGTCTCCGCATCGGTGATCGCGATGCCCAAGGCCTCCTCCAGATCCAAAACCATCTCCACCTTGGAGAGGCTGTCAGCGTGAAGATCTTCGATCAGCCGGGCCTGCAAGGTGATCCGGGCCGGATCACCGCGGTACCACAGGCGGGTGATCACGCCTTTGACGGTGGTGAGGATGTCCATCAGGCCAACTCCTTCTTTCGCGTGGTCATGATCTCGGTGATCAGTTGCTTGGCGTCGGCGTTGGCGTCCTTGAACACCGAACTGCGCCAGAACACTTTCCACCGCGCATCGATCTCAACGGGGGTGTTGGCGCCGTGCTCCAGCCATATACGCATCAGGGTCAGGTCGACGGTGACATTGCCGTCCTCCTTGCCATCCGTGACCAGTTCCTCGTAGCGCTCCCACATCGCCGCGAAGACCATGCGCTTGCCTTCCGGCTCGCAGGTTTTCCATGCATCGGTGAGCGAGAGGGTCTTGCCGATCTGCTTCATGGCCAGGAACGACCCGCTCTCGGCAACCTCGCCAATCGCATTCTCCAACGCGTCAGAGAGATGCGCCGTGCCCACGATCGTCTCTATGTCGTCGGCAATGGGCTCTTCAACCTCGCCACTTCCCGACGGCTCGACGGGCGAAGTCGGGGAAGATGTCGCCTCCGCTGAAGGCGTAGACGCAGGCGTGGCAGAGGCCGACGAAGCCCGTTTTTGACCCGCACTCGGGGCAGGCTCCGTCGACGTAGGGCGCGCCTTGCGTTCCCGTGCGCCCTTGTCGAAAGCCGCGAACCACGCCGACGCTTCGACCTCGGAGAGACCTGGCGGGGGTTCGCGTTCGGCCCCAGCCCGTCCACGCTGTTCGCCCATGCGGTCGATGACGCCCAGAACGTTGGGATCAGCTTCGACAACTTCGCCGGTCTCGGTATCGACGATATCGGCCAAACCCCCGTCGTGCGGGCTGTCCAGTGGCTCAGGAGCGGCTTCGACGGTTTCCGGCTCCTCGGAGCCCGCGAACGGATCATCGCCCGTCTCAGCCCCCTCATCGTCCTCGAACGGGTTGTCGCTCTTCGCCGTCTTGCGTTTGGTGACGTGGTGCTCTTCGATCGGCTCGCCCATCATCTCCCGTGCGGCCTTCTCGAACGCCGGGTTGCTCATGCCTGGAATGATGCGGGTGCGGACCAGCTTCATGAAGTCGTCGAGGAATGTGCGCCACTCCGACTGCGACATGGCGTTGAAGGCGATAGAGCCCGGAACCACCACGTCACCGCGCGCGGTATGCACGGTCAGCGTATAGCCGGTCATGACCTTGGTGGCGGCATGCAGGGTTTCCACCGAGGGCGCCGGTTCGGGCAGGTTGTCGCGGATCAGCGCCAGCATCGCGAAGTACAGCCGCATCTGATTGACGTTGCGCGGCTGCTTGATCTCGATGCGCAGCGGTTGGCCGGCGTCAAAGGCGCGGATCGCTTCGGCGTCCATCGGGCCGTGCGGGATCAGGGTATCGCCGCGACGGTGGACAAGGATTGGCTGATTTTCGCTCATCGGACGCTATCGGCGTATTCGCGGTCCATCTGACCGTTGCCGTCTTCCAAGGCGCCGAGTTCGTTCTTGCGGTCCTCATAGAGGGCCTGCAGTTCGTCGAACCACTTTTTCGGAAGCGCCTTGATTCCCTTGGCGTTGGCCTTTGCCCACGCAGTGAGCTCGGCGAGGGTGCGCATCGCCTTCATCTCGTCGGTGTAGCGCTCCCAATCGCCGTCTTTCTTGGCCTGGGCGCTGGATTTGGGCGGCTCGCGCTCGCCCCCACGGGTGTCTTGGCGCAGCGGCTCGCGTTGGGCGCGATCCTCCGCACGGTTATGCGCCGCCAGCGGCTCGCGATTGGATGGTCCCTTCGGCGCGGCGGCGCCCACGCCATAATCGGTGTCCTTCTCCGGTGCGATCCCGATCATCGCGCCCAGCGCATAGCGGCGGGCGTAGGTCATCGCCGCGCCCATTTCCTGGTGATCGCCGCCGATGTGGCAGACAGGGTAGTCCCCTTCGATCCACTGGCCAGAACACGCCAGCCGCGTGACGATGATCATTACCGAGCCCGGTGCAATCACCGGGATCTGATAGGTGGCGACGCCGTGCTTGGCGAGGATGGGGCGACAGTCGGCGAGAATGCCGGCGATGTCGGTGTAGGTGTAACCGATCTTGTACTCGCGGCCCGTGGCCTTGGATTTGCCTTCCAGGTTGGCGGTCTGACCCTTGATCGGGTTCTCAAGTTCGGCCTGGGCCGACGCCATGGCGGCATCGATTTTGTCGGTCTCGGCCGACGTGCGGATGGGCGATTCGGTCATTTGGATGTTCCTGCGGAGTTGGGGTTGCGCCTAGACGCTGCGGCGGTCTTCGATGGTCTCGCAGCCGGGGATTTTCATGCTGCCCTTGGTCGCCCGGACCAGGGCGTTCGCCGCCTTCGTGGCGGCTTCGATGACGCCAGGATCGCCCGCGAAGTGGTTCACCATCGCGGCAGGATCGATCACTTTCACCGACCAGTACGACCGCAGCGACGCGGCCTTGGTGATCCCCGAGGCGCTCCCGATGCTGGCGCCCGCATCCGCCTTGCGCTCGGCATGATCGGCGGCGATGGTGGCCAGCCTTGCGTCGTGCACGGCGTCATCGGCGTTTCCAAAGGGATCGTCGTCCTGCACCGCTTCGTCGGCGATCCGCTTGGCCTCATCCGCGATCCTCTTGGCTTCGGCGGCTTCGTCCTTGCGGCGCTTCTCCTCGGCGAGCAGGAACAGGTCGACGTGCTTGCGGGCCTCGGCCTTGATCTCGACCGCAGAGGCGGTGAGCGGGCGGTAGGCGGCTTCGATCCTCGCGGCGGCGTCCAGATGCGGGGCCTTGTCGGACGCCTTGGCCGCTGTCAGTTCGGTCTCAAGGTCCCGCGCGCGCTTCTGGATGTCGCGCAGAGCCGCCGCGATGGGGGCGGTGATCTCCCCTTCCGTCAGGTGCACAAGTTCGGCGTTCAGATCCGCAATGCGCGGGTCGAAGATGTCGGAGGGCGTTGGGGGCAGGTTGTGGCCGGCTGTCGCGGGCATGGTGATCTCCTGTGGTGTGGCTAGGACAAAGCTACACTATGCAGCGGGAAGCGCAAGGCTAGAATGGGGGTTGCAGGAACAGCGGGACGGCGACCCACGTCTGCCAGCGGTTGGTTTGGTTGGCGGCCCCAAGTTTCGCGGCTTCCTCGCGCTGATAGCAGCGATGATCAAGCTTGCGGGTAGCGGGGTTCCACAGCCCCCAAGCGACGGGGACTTTTGGGACCGCCAGGGCTTCCAGCGTTGCGGCGAAGTAGTCTGCGTCTTCCAACCAGCCATCCCGTTCCGTGCCCGCCTTCGTGGCGGCGATGCGCTGGCAGTTGTCCAGGCGCTCGCGGATCCATTCGGCGGCCGTCACTGGAAGAACTCTCCAAACGCTTCATCCGCGCAGTCAGGACACAGGATGCGGCATGTCATCTCGAACGCCTCAACGTTCACGTCCCCTGCATCCATGGCGTCGCCACACCCCTCGCAGAGATGGTCCGGCGGGTCGTCGTCAAAATCAGCGGCATCGGTCGGCGACTGCGGATCGTGGCTCATCACCCTTCCCCTTGCGGCTTCTTCGGCGCCGAACCGCCCTTGCGTCCAGCCTCGGTGGCCAGTTCGCGGTTGCGGCTGAAGGATCGGTTTTCCGGGGCCGCTGAAGCCCCGCCCCGAGCGGCGATCTCGCGGCGCTTTTCCAACGACATCGCCGCGAACCCGCGAGGCTTCTTGGGTTTGTTCGTCATGGCTTAACTCTCGACCAATGGGCGGTAGCTTTCCGGGATCTTGAACACGAACTCCGAAAGGTCCCCCTTTCGCCGCCAGGTCGACGCGATGGCGGCGTGGCACTCGCGAGAAGCGCGGCCTTCATAGGCGTTCGGATCGACCCGCAGCATGTATGTCTTGAAGTGCCCGTCTGGTTCGGGAGAGGAGTTCGTCACCTCCACCATGACGATGGGTTCGTCGTCAGTGACTTCCTTCACGAACAATCGCCGCGGACGGTCATATTGGTCCAGATCGGCGTGAACCACTTGCGCGCCGCTGTCGGAAACGTAGCGATCCACGCCGTAGCGCTCAATCATCACACGGCGGACCTCGGCGTTTTCTTCCGTCTCGATATGCTGGACGGTGATCCAGTCCGGGCGAACGACCACGAAAGCTGGGACAAGAACGCCCTTCCAGAAATAGAGGTTCTCGATGTCCGATTCCAATGCGGCGTACTTGTCGTTGTGCATGCGTCGACCGTTGGCGAAGGCTGGATTACGTTCAACGTGAACGATGGGCTTTGCCGCCCAGTAGAGCGTATCGTCGGTGAAATGAAGGAGCCACGCCCCGGCGCAGTAGGCTTCGAAGTAAGGCTCCGACCAAGCCCGAACGGCCTCAGTGCGAGAGCCTAGGAAAGTCGTGGAAATCCACGACATCTCGCGAACGCCCCACCACCAACCCCAGCCTTGGATACACCACGACGCGAAGCGGTGTTCGGCATTGCCGACGCGATCAAATGCGGCCCGAGCGTCCCGAGCGTCCCGAGCGGCCCGAGCGTCCCGAGCGTCCAGAGCGTCCAGAGCGGCCCGAGCGGCCCGAGCGTCCCGAGCGTCCTGAGCGTCCCGAGCGTCCTGAGCGTCCCGAGCGTCCCGAGCGGCCCGAGCGGCCCGAGCGTCCCGAGCGGCCAGAGCGTCCAGAGCGGCCTGAGCGGCCCGAGCGTCCTGAGCGGCCCGAGCGTCCCGAGCGGCCCGAGCGTCCCGAGCGTCCAGAGCGTCCAGAGCGTCCAGAGCGTCCAGAGCGTCCCGAGCGTCCCGAGCGTCCAGAGCGGCCCGAGCGGCCCGAGCGTACAGAGCGTCCCGAGCGTCCCGAGCGTCCCGAGCGTCCAGAGCGGCCCGAGCGGCCCGAGCGTTCAGAGCGTCCAGAGCGTCCTGAGCGTCCCGAGCGTCCCGAGCGGCCAGAGC